TGCCGATGACGCTGCCGATGCCGCTGACGATGCCGCTGACGATGCCGCTGCCGATGCCGCTGCCGCTGCCGATGCCGCTGACGCTGCCGCTGACGCTGCCGATGCCGCTGCCGATGACGCTGCCGACCATCGAGATGTCGTCGGTGCTTGCACGTACTACTTCGTTCGGTCGTACAGGCGGTATTGGTGGCGGCGCTGGCACGCCGGGAACCTGCGCACGTGGCGGATCGTCAAGTGCGGGTTCTACCTCCACGTGGCGAAGCTCGACATCAACTGGCGCACCTATCCGCAGATTGAGACTGCAGCCTTTGCCTCGGGCCCGAGGGTCATGTACCGCGACTTCTGCATCGTCTCGGACCGCTGCTCTGTGTTGCACAACGACCCGCGTAACCGCCTCCACTCCGCTGATGGCCCGGCTATCGGGTGGAGCGACGGGTCCTGTATGTTCTACTGGCACGGTGTCAGGGTTCCGAGGCGCCTGATTGAGCAGCCTGAGTCCTACACCGGCGATGAATACAAGGCGTTGCCGGCGGAACAGCGGCGCGCTCTTGGCGAACACCTCGGCTGGGACCGCGTTCTGAAGATGCTCGGATCCTCGCCGGTGGACAAGGCGGCCATCGACGGCTTGGAGTACGAGCTGATCAGGTGTTCTGACCGCTCGCAGTACCTGCGCATGCAAAGCCCGATGCTGCAAGACGGATCGCAGCCGTACTACCTGGAGCCAGTCCACGAAGGTCTCAGGACGGCTGCCGGCGCTCGCAAGTGGCGGGTGGCCCGTGACCCGAGTGGTAGATGGTGGACAGCCGAGGAGTGCGACAGAGACCCCGCGCTGAAGGTCGGCCAGCACACCTGATTGCCATGTCCGGCCTCACCATGACCTGCGTCGGCGTCTGCAAGGGCGATCCCAAGTGGCGCGATCCAGACACCGGTCTGTGCTGCACGCTATGTGGCGGGTCCGGCAAGGTCACGACGTACAACGAGCGGGAGCAAGCTGCCGAGGAGTGGGAGCGGCTCAAGGCATCGCAGGCGGCCAGGGTAGACAAGCGGGCCAGGCAACAGGAACAGCGGAGCCCAGATGTACATCGAGATTGACGAGGGCTACTGGGAGCATCCGAAGACCCTTGATCTGTGCGCACGCCTGCAAGACGAGAGAGCCGACACGTACCCGCCACGTCTCTGGAAGTGGGCGGTGAGATCCGCGAAGACCGGCAAGCTTGGAAAGATCACAGCGTGGGCGATCGAGAAAGCTGTGCGGTACACCCCGATGGACGGCAAATGCGCCGAAGCGCTCATTGGCTCTGGATTCATCGAACGCGCAGAGGATGGCGAGGCGGAAATCCACGACTGGATGGATTACACGGGAGCCGCCATCAAGAAGATGGACAAGAAAGCTAAGGAAAATAGGCAGCGTAGGGCAGAAGCGAAGGCGAAGCACGAGGAGGAAAAGAAGCAGCATCGTACTGCCACCGTACCGGCACGCGGCGACGGCGAAGCCGGTACGATACCCTCCAGACCAGACCAGACAAGACAAGACCAGTCCAGTCAAGACAAGACAAGTAAAGGGGAGGAAGAGAAGGCTTGCGCGGAGCCTGCTGTCGCAGCTACCGCGCTGGTTTCGTTCCCCTGCTCCGGATCACCCGAAGTCTGGGACATGACGGAAGCCAATCGATCGGAGTGGGAGACCGCCTACCCTGCCGTTGATGTTCTCGGTGAGGCGCGCAAAGCCCTGGCCTGGATCAACGCCAATCCAACGAAGCGCAAGACCGCACGGGGGATGGCCAGATTCCTGGTGAGTTGGATGTCTCGCTGTCAGGACCACGGCGGTTCGTCGCCGACTGTTCCGAGCGCCTGGATTCGAGATCCGGCGCGCGGACACTTTGCCGCTACCTCGGACGAGCCGACCAGAACGGGAGAGCTACAGGTCCCATGAAACTAGAACTCGCAATGCTGCCAGCCCTCATGCGCCGAGGCGTTCCCGAGCGCACCGTGAGGGCCTCCATCAACGCCACAGCCACCGACGCGACCGAGCGGGTATCGCGGGACTGGAAGGGGTTGCTCGTCATCGGAGGGCGCCCGGGGGTCGGCAAGAGCGTGGCGGCCATGCTCTGGCTTGTTGCCGCGTGCAAGGGAAAGACAGAGTGCATGCGCTGGGTGCAGTCAGGTGACCTCGCCCGCGGCTTCGCCTACGACCAGGAGTCCTTCGAGGCCTTGTGTTCGGCCTACGGCCTGGTCATCGACGATCTGGGTCTGGAGTACCTGGACGAAAAAGGGCGCTACCTTTGCACCCTCGACGAGGTGCTGAGTCGGAGGTTCGCGAAGATGCGGCGGACGCTCATCACTACCAACATCACCGACCCCGCACTATTCGCCGAACGCTACAAGGAGCGCATTGCCAGCAGACTGAACGAGGACGGTGCCTTCTTTGTTGCGGGTGGGCCCGACCTGCGGAGGAAGGTGGCATGAACCCCGGCGCACGCAAGGGCCCGCACTGGACCCCAGCCGAGGACGCCATCATCCTCGAGCTTGGGCCACGCCTCGAGGCCAAGGACATCGCCGCGAGCCTTCCTGGCAGGTCGGTGTCCGCAGTCTTCCACCGATGGCACAAGCTAGGCGTGAAAAAGCGCCGCCTCTGGACCCGCGCCGACGAGCGCCACCTGATGCTGCTCTGGGGAAGCTGCTCGCTGGCCACGGTAGCCAGCAAGCTCGGGCGGAGCGCGATGACGACCTACTGGCGGGCACAGCGCCTCGGGCTCGGCCTTGGCTGCCCGCGGGGCTACGAGTATCTGTCAGACGCGGCCACGCGAGCTGGATTCGCTACCAGCACCTTGCGGATGATTCTCCGCTGGGCTGGTGTGCACGTCGAGAAGGTGATACGACGTCGTGTGTCCGGCACATGCCGGCGGTTTTTCGTGAATCCCGAGCGGGTCGACGATGCGGTCGCGGCTTGGCTCGCGACGGAGACGCCGGAGGCAGCGTCGCGCCGGCTAGGGCTCGCCGCCGAGACCATCGTCGATAGGCTGCTGGTGTCAGGGCTGCCATTGCCACCGAAGCCGGGCCACAAACGCCACTGGCGGATCCCAAGCGATACCATCGACCGCGCAATGGCCATGGTGGGCCGTCGCGGGAAGCACCTGGTGGTGCTGAAGGAGGCTGCATAGCCATGCTGCTTGTACTTCTTCGCCTGCTCGTCGGTGTACTTGGAACCGCCATCTGTACATCCGCGACCTGCGGACCCGCCCGCGCCGACACGCTCGACCGAGTCCTCCGTGACCTGTGCGGCCGCCGCGGAACCGAGATCGCGCCACTCGTGCGCGAGTCATCGCATCGGTTCTTGCTACGGCCGACGCTCCTGGCTTCACTCATCGCCGCCGAGTCGCGCTGCCGCAAGGACGCCGTCGGTGCGCGCGGCGAGCTGAGCCTGGGCCAGATTCTTCCATCGGGAAGCGCGGCGCGCGGATACACGCTGGAGCAGCTACGCGACCCGGCCACCAACGTCGAGGCCGCGGCCAAGCATCTGGCCCGCTGTCTCACGCTGTGCGGATTCACTGCCGGCGGATTGAGTGTCTACGCCGGGTGGCGGCACTGCCGAGAAAGCAGCTACAGCCGGCGTGTGCTGGGGATGCTCGCGGGTTCAAGGCAAGGAGGGCAGTCGTGACGAGCAAAACAGTGAGCATGGCGCGCGGTCTGTCGTTCCCCGCGGCAGAGTTTGCCACCGAGGTAGTCGCGTCTCTCGGCATGCGGGGTGGCGGCAAGAGTAACGGGGCCGCCGTCATCATACTTGTCCCGCCTGCGTGCGCTGGAGTTGGTCACTGGGCGTGGCGAGATAAGCGCGAGTGAGGAGCTGTTCTGATGGCCCCCCAGCAAAAGCCCCACCGCTCCGTCCAGGACGTGTGCACCCCGCCCGAGCTGCTGGCCGCCATCGCCGACCAGTTTCGCGTGCTGTCCTGGCGAATGGACCTGGCAGCCACCGCAAGCAATTCGGTCGCCTCTGTGCAGTCACAGTACTTCGGGCCAGGCTCGAAGCTCGGCGAGGATTCCCTGGCGGCCGAGTGGCCCATCAACGGCGACTGCTGGCTGAATCCGCCTTTTGCGAACCTCGAGCCGTGGGTGGCCAAGTGTCAGGCCCAGCGCAACCGCGAGGGACGCATCTTCGTGCTGTTGCCCGCGGCGACCGGCGCGAACTGGTACCTGCGATACGTGTGGAACCGTGCGCACGTGGTGCAGCTGACCCCGCGGGTGACCTTCGTGGGTCACTCGCAAGGGTACCCGAAAGACCTCGTGATCGCGGTGTACAGCAACATCGTCGGCGGCGTGTCCGCCTGGCGTTGGAAGCGATAGCCGAACCCACAACCCCAAAAGGAGCCCCATGGTAGCCAAGGCAAAGAAGAGTGACGGAGAGAAGAAGACAGTGAAGACGAAGGACAAGGACGTGATGAGCCGCCGCGAGAAGCGGACCATCCCGGTGAAACTCACCGACAAGGAGAAAGCGAAGATCTCCACTGAGCACGTGGAGACGCTGGACAAGATCGCGGCGAAGGAAGAGGAAAAGAAGACCGCCGACGCTGCCATCAAGGGCGACATTGCCCTGCTCGAGGAAGCCGCCAAGAAGCTGGCCGACATCATTCGCGCTGGCACCCAGGACCGCGAGCTCGACGTCGACGTGATCTACAACTGGCGCACCAACGAGGTGCAGGTGGTTCGCGCCGACACCAAGGAGGTCATTTCGACGCGGGCGATGAGCTACGAGGAGCGCCAGCGGGAGATGTTCGGCGTCGACCACAAGAAGGACAAGGGCGAGGTGAAGAACGCGAAGAAGGTCGGCGACGGCAAGCCCGGCGAGCGCAAGACGCCCGTCGCCGGTGACGCAATCGAGGTTGAGACCCGGGCCGGCTGGAAGCCCGGCAAGGTCCTGCCCAGCAGCGGCAGCGTGCTCGACGTGGAGGTCGAGGGCGAGGCCGAGCCGATGCACATCCCGATTGAGGCGCAGATCTGGCGCTGGCCGCAGAAGGCCGGCGAGACGAAACCGGCCGAAGGCGAAACGGACGGCGCCGGGGACGAGACGAAGCCAGGCCAGGAGCCGCTCACGGCCACCCTGCAAGAGCATGCCGAGGCGAAGAAGTCTCGCAAGCGGGGCAAGAAGAACCCCAACGGCGTCGACACCACCCCGCCCCCCGGCTGCGCCTTCTAGCCATGCCCACACCCGCGCGCATGACCATCGGTGCCTCGGCGAACCCTGCGGCGGTCGGTGGCATGCGCGCGAAGAACAACGGCCGCTACAACGGCAACGGGCGCAACTGGGGAACGCCTCCCGAGGTATTCGACCCGCTCAACCGTGAGTTTGGATTCACGCTCGATCCGTGCTGCTCCTCCATGGCCACGTCGAAATGCGGGCGCTTCTACACGGAGCGCGACGACGGCTTGACGAAGTCGTGGGCCGGCGAGCGCGTGTTCATGAATCCGCCCTACGGGCGTGAAATCTACGCTTGGACCCGCAAGGCACGTGAAGAGGCTCGGGGGGGGGGCGCTCGTTGTAGGGCTTCTTCCGGCATCGTGCGATCTGGCATGGTGGCACGAGGACGTGGTTGGCCACGCCGAGGTCCGATACATCCGCGGGCGCGTGCGTTTCCTGACCGGAGGTCCGTACCGCGCATCGGGATTCTTTGCGTCGGTGATCGTCATCTGGAGGCCAGTGCAGACCGGCCTACTCGGGAGGTGTGCTGAATGACACCCGCCCGCACCGCTGCCCCTCGCATGACTCTCGTTCTCCGCGCCAGCAAGTTTGACGGCCGCTGTCCCGAGTGCCGCAGCGATGACCTTGCCTGGGACGGGCGCGCGGGGACGTGCCAGCAATGCGGCCAGCGGGTGATCGTGACCGGCAAGGTGGTGCCGGTGGTTCTGCCGGCTGGGTTGCCGGCGGAAGCGTTTGCGGAGCTGACATGACGGACAAAACCATCTCACCCATCGAGGCCCTGGCATCTCTGAAGGCGGAACTGAAGCGCCGCGAGGCCGAGGTCGAGACCATCAAAGAGGGCTGGCGCGTAGCCGAGGAGCAATTCCGAGCCGCGCTGGCCACGGCAGAGCAGAAGGTGCAGGATTTCAAGGACGAGATCGATCGTTCCCTCGGCCTGTCCTTCGAGATGACCGTGCAGGCACGTCGTGAGCGCGTGCTGGCCCTACTCCACGAAGACAAGACCGTCGGCCAGATCGCGAAGGAGGTCGGCGTCTCTGGCTCGACGGTAAGCCAGGACCGCTACAAGCTTGAAAGGCAAGGGCTCTACCCGATTCCCCTCAAGGGACCTGACGATGAGGAGACCCGGCGGCGCAACCGGAGACGAGCTGCGCGCCGAAGTGAAACGGCAGCAGGGCGGCCAGAAGACCAAGCGCGCCACCCTCACTACCAGCACGGCGCGCAGCCACCGCCACACAGCCAAGGTCGATTTCTTCGGCGATGGCCAGACCGATGTCGATGCCAGTGGCCACGTGCACCGGGTCTCGCTGTTCGTGCTCAGCAGAGCGCAGGGACACTCGCACGACTTCATTCAGCCAACGTGAGGTGAAGCATGCCCACGCAGCAACAGCAGCAGCCAAAACACCAGGGCTCGAACAGCATCTTTCGTGGCCAGAGCGCCGTCGTGAGGCGGTTGAGCAGTGTGCGGCTGCCCGACGGGGCGCATTTGGTCGTGGCCAGGGTGGATTGCTACCGAGGCAGGATCGGCCACATGTGGGAGGCGACCACCGACCACGGGAAGCGCTGGGTGCTCTGGAGCATGGAGGCGGGCTGGCGCATCCTCAAGACGCCACCGAAGTCGCAGTGCAGGGGCGACGCCTCATGAACATGGCCGACGCCCTCCGCCCGTACGCAAACCAGCTCCACCAGCGCGACCGCGGCTGCACTGGCAAGGTCGCATTCGCTACCCGCAAGGAGGCTGCCCGCACCGGCAAGGTGTGGACGGAGAAGCCGTACCACTGCCGGTTCTGCGGCCAGTGGCATCTCACCAAGAACGGCATGGGCAAGACAGGAGGAGCGCGGCGCTGATGCTCTTTGTCGGCATCGACTGCGGAAAGCACGGTGCTACCTTCGCCATCAACCAGGAGCGCAGGGTGGTGCTCGTCCGTGACCAGCCACTGGACGAGAACGAGCAGCTGGACTACGACGCAATGGGGAGCATCTTCGACGCCCTACTGGGGCTCGACAAGTGCCTCGACGTCTCGATCGAGGAAGTGCGCCCAATGCCCCACGCGATCAAGGGCAGGCCGGTCGCGCACGACACCAACTCGGCTTTCAAGCTCGGCGCCAGCTATGGGGCATGGAGGCGCGAGCTGGCCAGCCGCGGGATAAGGCCTCACCTGTATCCGCCCTCCAAGTGGAAGCCGATGATGCTGGCGGGCCTGCCGAAGGGCAAGGAGTCGTCCGTAGAACAGGCCGAGCGCGTATTCCCGACGGCGGCCCATCTGTTTCGTGGCCCTCGTGGGGGGCTGCTCGACGGCCGCGCCGAGGCTTCCCTGCTGGCCGAGCTCGGGCGCAAGATGTGGCGGCTCAGTGGCAGGTAGGAACCGGTGAAAGAACTGCTTCTGACGAACCCAGTCCTTGCCGGTGCGGCCGGGCTCATACTCTCGGGCGCGCTGATGTATCTCCTGCGCAGTCTGCCCGCGAAGGCACTCGACCTCTTCATCAAGCGAGCTACCGCCGAGATCGCCATCAGCGACAACAGCCCGGCGTTTGGCTGGACCGAGGAATGGCTGGCCGACCGTACCTACTCGGCCAAGGCCAAACGCGTGAAGCTGTCCTACACATACCGCAACGGCGAGCGGATGATCATCGTGCCCGGGTACGGCTCCCACTGGTTCTGGGAGAACGGCAGGCCGATGCGCATCACTCGCGAGGAGAATGAGAAGCTGGCAGGACCCAGCGGGGGCAGCAGAGAGAAGATCGTCATTTCGACCTTGGACTTCGGCCGCCGCTCCATCGAAAGAATCTACCGCCAGATCCTGGACTACTCGGAGACGCGCGGATCGCTCCGCGTCCTGACCTGCGACTCGTGGGGAAACTGGACCATGCTTTCCAAGCGCGAGCACCGCAAGCTCGACTCCGTGTTCATCTCCAGCGCCGTGAAGGAGGAGATTCTCTCTCACGTTGGGTGGTACCTCGACAACCGCCAATGGTTCACCGACCGCGGAATCCCGTACCGAACGGGATTGCTGCTGTACGGCCCTCCGGGAACCGGTAAGACATCGCTGGTGCAGGCCATCGCTGGCGTGTTCGACTTGACGATCTACATTCTCAATCCAGCCGACCTCGACAGCGACAACGCGCTGAAGCGGGCTCTCGCCAACGTGGGAACAAGGTCGATCCTGCTGATCGAGGATGTGGACACCTCAGTGGCGAAGCGCGATGAGGCCAAGCCTCCGGCCCCTGATGGCTCCGGCCCTGCGGACGTCAAGACCGTCCAAGCAAACAAGGGACCCACCCTATCAGCCGTGCTGAATGCCCTCGATGGCATTGGCGCAGCCGAAGGGCGAGTGCTGGTGATGACCACGAACCACATTGATCGCCTGGACTCCGCTCTCATTCGCGATGGACGGGTGAACCTGCGAGTCGAGATAGGTAGCATGGGGCGAACTGAGGTGTTGGCAATGGGGGCGGCCTTCCTGCCCGACCGCAGCCGGGAATTCATTCGGCAGCTGGTCGACAGCATGCCAGCCGGCACCGGCGCTGAGTGGCAGACTCGCTTTGCGGATGTCGCTCGTCGCGGCTGCACAATGGCCACTTGCGAGCTGGGAGGCGATCTCTAAGTCGCTGCTCGATACCCCCACAGTTGAATGCTTGCGCGAGCTTGCGCGGAAATCGACCGATCTCCCGTTCCCTTCTCCCCTCACTTCCTCTTCTGCCACCTTGTTTAGGGTCGAAAAAGAGGAAGTACGGCCCTTCTGGAGCCACATAGCGGCTCTAGTTTGGTGCGGAATTGACGCGCCTTTCTTTAGTGCCTTGCCTACCCTCGTTCTGGGTGACAGTATGTGACCATACGTCCGAGAGAGGAGGTAGGTCATGCCCAAGGGAATCCAAGTCGAGTCGCTGGTCGCGGATGCGGCCTGCCCCTACCACTGTCCGGCGTGTGCTGAAGAGATGCGCGAGCGCCAGGCGCGGCGCGAGCTCATCATGCTGGCCCAAGCGGAGCTGTTCGACGAGACGACGGCGCCGGCCGCGGTGAAACGACCGTTCAGGCAAGAATCTCGCGCGGCCTGATCTGAAAAAGCGGAGCACCGCCCAAGTACCTGGGTGTGACCGCCAGCGCGCCAAAACTGCTCCGACCCAAGAATCCCCTGCTCAAGGCGCGGTGGCGGTCACGTTCTGCGGGCTCGCCCAGAGGTCTAAGGCTGGAGGCTCATACCCTCCCATCGCTGGTTCGAATCCAGCGCCCGCAACAAGCACGGCAGCAGAGGTCACGCTGATGCCCAAGGCCCGCCCCTCCTCGAGGTCCTGCAACTCCATCATGGCCAACGCTGTGGGGGAGCTGCTGAGAGACCTCGGCCACGTGATGTTCTGCCCGGCCTGCAAGCGGGCCGAGATACCTGGTGCGATTCGATTGGGGCCATCGGCCCGCAGTCGCAGCGCCGCCACGGCATCGTCCAGAGCAGCTGCCGCCAGGTCAATCTGGGAAGACGCCAGAGCCAGCGAGGCGACGAAGCAGGACTCTTGGGCCATCGCTCTGAGGTCGGTGGTCATGCCAGGCTTATCGGTCGGGGCCGGGCAGAAGTTGCTCGCTGCTCTCTTTCGGCCAACAATGCTCTCCTGCTCCAGCCGCTTAGGGCGACCGGCGCAAGCCAAATCCACAGGGCGATGCGGATCTCGGCCCAAAAGGTGAAGAGTAGCAACGCGCAGAGGTAGCAGCCTCCGACGGCAGCAAGTGCAAGCGCCGTACGTGCTTGGTGCCATTCTCCGCGTCGATGGGTCTGGGCCAGGCGATAGACACCCATTGCCAGCACAGGCGCGAGGAACAGAGCCCACAAGCCGAGCCAGTGCCCAGCGTGGGCGCGGTTCTCCATCATTCGCTGCGCCAGCGTGTTGTAGTCCGCACCTGGTCCCACGCACAGACGAAGCAGCCCGTAGCACACCCCCCAGACCGCGAGCATTGCGACGGGCCACCAGCCCCGGCGGCAGGTAAGTACCGCGGCTCCCAGGGCGAAGAAAACAGCTGTCTCTCGGGTAAGGGCCGCCAGAACTAGCAGAGCTATTGCGATCCCGACGCGCCCGCGACGTATAGCCACCAGGCCCCAGCAGGTCAGAGAGTCTTCCACCAGGTGCCATGGGTTTGCCTGAAGGTTGGGCGATAGACCAAGAAAGAGCACCAAGGCGATCGATGTGCCGAGAGCGGCTAGGGCGCCATCCTCGATCCAGCAGTCCAGCCACGCGCGTAACCCAGTCACAAGGCCTGCACTGCCAAAAGCGAGGAGAAAGCTGGCTATGGCCTCGTGTGCTCGCAATGGTGGAAGTCCAAGAGACCACAATGCCTGCTGCCCATGCACGAACACGAATGCCACCAGCGGACGGTACCGGTAGGGCGTGGGAGCAGAGCCATCGAGGATCGCTCGCATTCCGGCCATGGTTCGGGCCAACGTGCCCGGCTGAGAAAAGACGGTGAAGCGGTTCCAGAACAACCAGGTTGCTGGCGCCAGGAGCGCCAAGTTGCAAAGCCAGAGTTTCATCCGCGCACTCATCGAGGCCTCCTTTGCATGGTACGCCCGATCGGGCTAGGGTGCCGCTCGTGCCGGGAACCTCCGACGACCTGATCGCCGTGCTCGAGGCGAGGATTGCCGACCTGGAGCGCAGGCTTGCCCTGGCCGAAGAAGAGTTGACCGCGCGTAAGCGACATGCTAGCAATAACAGTATGTCGAAAACACAAGTCTCGCAAGCAGCTCGATTGAAGATGGCAAGGGGACAAAGCAAGAACTCGCTCGTGGAGTACGCAAGCGATGCTGGCTTGACGCTGCGCGATCTGGCCTCACGCGTCGGTTGCTCCGGACCTCTTTTGACTCAGGCGCGGAAAGGCGATCGCACCATCTCAATGGAGTTGGCACAGCGGGTACGAGCGGCCACGCGATCAGCCAAACATCCCGAAGGGTTCGGGGCGAACAAGGAGAACTGGCCCGGCCTGCGGGTGGAGTAGATGGTTACTCAGGAGCTGGTGTGCGTTTACGCGCTCCAGGATCCGGCGACGGGTGAGACAAGGTACGTCGGAGCGACACGATATCCAGAAGCGCGGGCGAGGAGCCACCGGCTGGGTTGGGATCGGGTGACGAGGTCCTGGGTCGCTGGACTCCATGAAGAGCCGGTCTTTAAGACGCTCGAATGGGCGCCGTTGCGATGGGCCGCCAGCGCTGAAAGCAGGTGGCTGCGGCACTACTCTAAAGTTGGCCGGCTCATCAACAGGAAGATCAAAAAGGGCGGGTTTCCGAACTGCGAACCAAATACGAGGAGTCTGCGGCGGGTGGCAAAGAATGCAGGCCATACGCTCAAAAGCTTGGCATTCGTGGTCGGATGTTCGGCTCAGCATCTTTCAAGAGCGGCTCGTGGCCTCTGCCGTGTGTCTGGCGAATTTAAGGAAGCCGTGAGAATCGCTACAGTTTCCAGAAAGTGTCAGACCGGGTTTCTTTGGTGGGACCGATTCCACCTTGACTAGCGCTAGCGACGTGCTAGCATTAACATCATGATGACAACGACAACGCGACGACGGCTCAGCCAGACCCAGGAGATTCCAGCGGAGACCGTGGAGCAACTGCTCTGCACCCCGAAGACCTACCGGGACGAGTGCTTTGAAACCGAGTGCGCCATCACCCGCGAGATGCCGGCGCTCACGGACGAGGAGATGCTGGCATGACTCTCCCGCGCGACATCGGCACTTACTGGATCATCCGTCCGGCCGAGCTGACCGACGATCAGCGGGCGATCCTCCGCCTGGCGGGCCGGAAACGTATCCAGGAGCGCCTGTGCGCGCTCATCGGCGACGGCAAGCTCTCGCTGTCCAGGGTACAAGCCAAGTACGGCGCCCTGCTCGCAGAGGTCGCCGATGCGTAGGGCAAGAGGCATGTGCCTCGATGGCGGGCCCGAGAATGATATCGCGGACCTGCTGCGAGTGGCCCTATCGCGGGCCGCGGTCCCGCGCGACGGGCGTGCAAGTCGCCGCGCGAGCACTGGCGTCGCCGGGAAATTTGAGAGACAATCACTTGGCAGTTCCCATGTGAACAAAGGGCGGCGGCCAAGGAGGAGAACATGAAGCTGTCGATGGCATCAGCACCGTCGGTCATTCTCGCCGTTACGGCGATGACAAGGGCGTCCGCAGGGCAGCCGGCACCCGCGCAGTGGAACCCGGCCGCGGAGTGGGCCCGCGCCAACCCCGCTATAATGCAGGAGTACCAACGGCAGTACACCCGGCCCGACGGCGTGGTTAACTGGAGTCTCTACGACGACACGTTTCGCGCCTGCGCAGACAAGGGGATTCGCAAGCTCGCGGGCCCGAAGTTGGTGGTGACGATGTGCTCGCTGGAGGCGAACGGCGCTCAGGCCAAAGCCGAGCAAGCGCAGGCTCGGGCACGCGTCCAGGCCGCGCAGGACGCTGAACGCGCCCATGCCAGGAAGGTGGCTCAGGAAGACGGGCAGCGTCGTCGGCAGGCGATAGCCGAGCGCCAGCCCGAAGCAATCAAGAGCTGGATGGGCGCGGTGCTTGGGTATCGAGCCGCATTGGCCGAGGATCGAAGAGCCCGCGCGAAGACGGAGATCGCGAAAGAGAAGAAGTACTCGCGCATCGGTGGCGTGCTCAACAAGTCCGCCATCTACGAGGCGCAGCGGGAACTGCGAGCGGCAGACGAGACCATCGAAAGAGCCGAGGCGAAGGCGAAGGAGAACGGGGTCAAGGTGTCCAAACCCGACGACCCAAAGATCTCCCGTGTGCAGGAGTGCATCGAAGCCAACCACGATCCCCAGACGAGCTCGACCGTAACCGTCCAGGACGTCGACGAGGCTGTGCGCAATGCCCGGTCTTTTGAGGTGGATGGCAACGATTGCCTGTGGATTCTCTTGCTCCTGCGGGACATAGAGGCCCGGGCGGAGCAGTGACCTGATGGTGACCGCGTAGGCTTCCGCAGGTCGAGCGCCAGGCCACCAGCAGGCCACCCGACCTTGCAATCCTTGCGTCCCATGACCTCGGGGAGTACCACCCCGACGTAAGGTGGCAACTTCGCATCCTGGCAACGAGAGGGCAACGACCAAGGCCGAACGGCGCGCCCGCAGCCTGGCGAATCTCGAAAAGCACAAGATCAAGAAGGGCGAGATCCGCAACCCCACGGGAAAGAACGGGCGCGAGCGCTCCGATTACGTGGTGAGCGTGCTCGAGGAGCAGGACACGCACGGCGTGTCCCACATTCGGAAGGTCATCCTGAAGGCTATATCGCGGGCCGAGCACGGCAGCGACCAAGCCATCAAGACCGTGATCGACCACTACAAAGGCAAGGCGCGCCTGGAGGTGGACGTCACCAGCGGAGGCAAGCCGCTCGCCGCCGACCGCAAGCCCACCACGGCCGAGACTCGCCAGGAGCTCGACCGAGTGCTGGCCGCGCTCGACGCCAAGGAAGGCAAAACGCCAGCAACGGCAGCGGCGGTAGCAGTGGCGGCGCCGGTGGTCGGGGAGCCGAAGGCCACGCCGTGAACGCGGCCCAGCTCGCGCGCATCCGCGCAGAGCTACCCAGGATGAGCCCGACCGAGCGCGCGCACGTCGTGCAGCTGCTGCAGGACTGGATCGCGCCCGAGCGACCTGCGGACTTCATCCGGCGCGTGTCCCCGCACCTGCCGCCGCCTCGGCACATTCAACCGCTCCTCGATCTATTCGAAAGGGGAGAGCGCGAGCAGGTGTTCGCCTGCGTATCGCTTCCTCCTGGCCACGCGAAAACGCTCACCGTGCTGAACGGTATCGCCTGGTGGATGCAGTACCACGGGGGCGACACCAACGCCTACCTGACATACAACGAGCGCAAGGCGTGGTCGGAATCACGTCGGGCCCGCAATCTCGCCATCCGTGCGGGCATAGATCTGGAGGGCGCCGAGAATCTCGGGGAATGGGAGACGCGCGAAGGCGGTCGGTTCTTGGCCGCAGGTGCGGAGGCCGGCATTATGGGCCGTCGCGTATCTGGCTGGCTGGTGTACGACGATCCGTACAAGAGCCGGCTGGAGGCCGACAGCGACGCCTACAACGACCAGATCTGGTCGACGCTGACCGAGGGCATGATTCCGCGGTTAGAGGGCGGGTCCTTCATGGCTGTGATGCAGCGGTGGAACCCCGACGACATGGTCGGGCGGCTTGTGGATGAAAAGGGCTTCGAGTACATCAACCTCGCCGCGCTGGCCGAAGAGGGCGACCCGCTTGGACGCGCACCAGGCGAGGCGCTCTGGGCGGAAAATCCGCTCTACACCGCCGAGGCTCTGGCCCTGATTCGCGCCATCATGGGCGAGTGGTCTTTCGCCGCCCTCTACCAGGGTAGGCCGAGGCCTCGCGGGCACAATGTGTTCGGGGTGGAGACCTACCGGGACGTCCCGCTGGCGGAGCACCGGCGCATCATCTACGGCGACCCCGCTGCCAGCGAGAAGACCACGGCAGACGACGGTGCGATGCTGGCGCTGGACTGCGAGGGCTACGGGCCCGACATGCGCTGCCACGTGGTCGAGGTCAGAAAGGGACACTGGACAGTGCCGCAGTACGCGCGCGAGCTCCTCGCCTTCCAGACAAAGCACGGTGGTGTCGAGACCTGGGTCGAGTCGGTATCCGGTTTCAAGGCCGTCGCCCAGATGCTGCGCGAGATCGACTCGGAGCTGCGCATCGCTGAGGACTTCCCGGAGGGCGACAAGTTCCAGCGAGCGCAGCCGGCCGCCGCAGCTTGGGCTCGGCAGCTCATCAGCGTCCCGCACGCCGAGAAGGTGGATTGGGACGTGAAGGCCTTCCTGAAGGAGGTGCAGCGTTTCACCGGTGTCGGCGCACGCAAGGACAACCAGGTCGACTGCCTGACCGGCGCCTACAACATCGCGCGCAAGCATCAGCCGCTCCATTACCAGCAGACCAGCGGCCTCTACCGCCCGCGGCGCTGACCTTGACCGTCCTGTGGGCGGGGAGTACCACCCGCCATATGTCGACCCCGAGTCTGCAGCGGTACACACAGATTCCGATCCTGACCAACTGGCGGCAGACTGACAGCGTCTGGCAGCTGCGCCAGATTATGGAAGAGCACGAGTACGGGACGTTCATCAACTCGGCGCCGCTGTGGGAGGAAATGCTGACCGACGATCGGATCGCCGCGGTTGTCGAGACGCGTGTCGGTGGCCTGATGTGCGCGGACCTGATCTTCAAGCCAGGTCTGGAGAAACAGAAGGCCTCCAAGTTGGCAGACGCAATGGGGGGCGCCGACCGGACTCGCGACGACGGCCTGTGGAATCGCATCGTTTCCCACGATGCTGCCAAGGAGCTGCTGCGGTGGAAAATCGGCTTGGGCGTGGCCTTCGGTCCGATCGTGTGGACGCCAACGAAGGACAGTTTTACTCCGCGCGTGATCCCCTGGCATCCGAAGTACTTGCGCTGGGACCATGGGCAGCGTCGGTTCTTCGTAGTCACGCTCGAGGGCCAGCAGATCATGATGCCCGACACCGAGGAGGAGCCGCGCGGCGATGGGGCCTGGTTCATGTGGGGCGGGCATCGCTCGTGGATGCAGGGCCTCATTCGCTCACTGGGCATGAAGTTCATCGACCGAACCTGGAACGAGCGTGACTGGTCCCGCCGTAACGAGAAATACGGCATGGCAATCCTGGAGGGGAAGTACCCAGCAGATGCAAGCGAGCCGGACAAGGAGCGGTGGAAGGGACAGCTCGCAGGCCTGGGCAACGAGCCCACGGTGATGACGCCCCAGCGGGACGAGAAGCTCGGAAAGCCCGGGTACGGCATCGAGCTGCACGAGCTGAAGGGCGAGGGTTGGCAGTGCTTCGGCGACCGCAAGAAAAGCCTGGATGCCGACATCGCCATCCGCGTGTTGGGCCAGGAGCTGACGACCTCGACGGCCGCCAACGGCAACCGCGCTCTGGGTGAGGTGCACGAGAAGACCCGCACCGACATCAAGCGAGACGACGCCGCGATCTTCCCGCGGCTGCGCGACCAAGTGCTTTGCTGGCATGCGTACCACAACCTCGGCGACCCAGAGCTGGCGCCCTACCCAGAGCCTCAGATCGGCACGCCGGACGACCCGCTGGCCGACGCGCAGGAGCTGCTCACCATCGTTACCGCGATCGAGAAGGCCCCGCCCGAGCTCGACGTGGTGTCCATCCTCGAGGCGCACGGCATGCCCATCAACGAGGGCGACGCGCTGGCGGCGCGGCTCGAGCAGATGCGAGCGCTACGGCCGGCGGCGCCCCCTGCCCTGCCGGGCCAGGGCCAACCGCAGGAGGGACAGCCTCCAGCACCAGGCGGCAACCAGGTTGACCTGCGGGCCGTGAGCGCGCTGTCGGAAGCGGTTGCCCTGCGCGCTGGCACCAGTGCAACCCGCAAGGTCGCGAAGTACCAGGTGGTGCAGGCGCAGCGGGCGGCCCGGGCGGCCAGCAAGATGCTGCGGCCCTTCATCACGGAAGTACTTGCCGCCATCGACGGCGCCCACTCGTTCGAAGACCTGCGCCGGGCCATCGTTGCCCAAGCCCGCCGCAGTGGTGCCGACCTGGCCCAGATGGCGAAGCTGTTCGAGCAAGCTAACCTGCTGGCCCGACTGCATGGACGCGAGGCGGCCTTGGCGAACGTGCTGAGGTAGCGACAAAGAAAGGAACCGATCATGTACGGACAAGAAGCTCTCAGGTTTTACGACGCTGCCACTGGATCCATTGCGATGCAGATGGACCGAGCGATCGTCACGCAGTGGTTGCCGGCGGTGCCCGGAAAACCGATGTCCCTGCATCTGCACACCCCAGCTGGCGTAACAGGTAGGTGGACAGTCGAGGGCACCAACTTCCCCGAAGCTGGCGCAGCTCCTGCGGCGGCCGCGCTCGTATCCGGAGCCACGATTCCTGAATCCTCCTACTACCAGGAGGCAAGCCAGCCGGCTGGCAGTGAGGTCGATACTCTCATCCCGTTTCTTTCGCCCGCGCTGCTGGTCAGAGCGGTGTTCACGCCGTCGAGTGGAGGTTCTGGGATTCTGCCGGTAGGCTACGTGGCCTACGGAGCGGGGGCATAACGTGGGCGTCGCGGCGAATCTCTGGCCTCCCTCCCCAAACGCGAAAGCACTGGCCCTCCTGGCGGGCGTCGCGGCTCCATTGGTGACCATCGCGACCTGGTGGGGAGTGTCCGCCGCCAAGGTGCAGGCTTTGGTTGGTGAAGAGGCGAGGCTACTTGTCGGCTCGATCGCAACGGGCAGCACCATTTGTCCCGTGGATCCAGTTTCGGGCGACACCGTCACAGTGGCGGGCACGACCTACACGGTCTATCGCACTAGCGACGACGCAGGGACGCCGGACCATGGCATCAACTGCACGGGGACGGCGTGTGCTACAGCGGACGGATGCGCGACGGCTGTACTAGCCGCCATCGCGGCAAACAACTCGGCCAGGGTAGTGGCCGGAGCAGACGGTGGGGTCGTCTATCTCAGCAGCAAAGACGCAGGCATGGCGGCCAACGTGCCGATCGTTTGGCGGCTGCAGACGCGGATCACAGCGACAGACACCAACACTCGAACGGCGACGGTGACCAACACGGCGACCAGCACGGTCACCAGCACGTTGACCAATACGAATAGCGACACGGTGACCATCACGGCCACGGCCACGGTCACGATCACCCTAACAGACACCATGACGGTGACCCTGACCGATACCAATAGCGAGACCTACACCGACACCACCACAGCCCTGTCCACGGATACCGATACCGGAACCGCGACCCAGACCGCGACGGAAACACAGACGTCCACGGACACCAGCACCGCGACTGGCACGAACACCGCAACGGCAACGGGCACTGCAACCGGAACCAATACCGCCACTGTGACTTCGAGCCGGACAACCACCAACACGGTCACGTCGGTTGGGACAAACACCGGCATGCAGAACGGAGTCGATCCTGTGGTGCGGGGCGGGCCAACTTTAGGGATCATTCCCAATGACTTCGATCCCACGGTCAGCGGCCTGAACGCTCCGTTGCAGTCGGTCGCGAGGACGGTGGACGGATCCAAAGCGTGGACCAAAACCGGCACAGGCGCGACGAACTGGAAGGCAGTCGGCGAAGAATAAGACCAAGGCATGCCCGACCTGCAGATCCCCGAGCACGAGCACTACCGCGAGGCCATCGACGCCGTTCGCAAGCGGGTGCCCGTGCCGAGGGCGGTCTGGGACACCATGCAGGCTCAGGAGCGCGAGCACGCGTTCACGGTCATCCAGGTGGCTCGCACCCAGGTGCTGCAGCAGGTGCTCGACTCCATCGACAAGGCAGTGACCACGGGGACAGCGATCACGGACTTTCGCGACGAGGTTGCCGACAAACTGATCGACCAGTGGGGCGGGGAGATCCCGAACCGCATCGAGACCATCTTCCGTACCAATTTGATGGTCTCCTACGCCGAGGGCCGGCACGCGATCAACAACGCGCCAGCGGTGCGGGAGGCGCGGCCTTTCTGGCGCTACAACGACACCGACAACGATCGGGAATGCGAGCTGTGCCACGAGTGCCACGGCGTGATCCTTCCGGCTGACCATCCGTTCTGGCTGACCCACTACGCGCCCTTGCACCATCAGTGCGAATGCAACATCGACGCTCTATCACCCGAAGAAGCCGACGAAGAGGGGCTTACCTCCAGCAATGACATTCCCGACGTTGAGGCCGACGAAGGCTTCGGCAACCAGCCCAGTAGCCAGGGCAAGGACTGGTCGCCCGACCTGACCAACATCGATCCGGAGCTGCGCGCAGTCCTCGAGGCGAAGCTGGATGAGCTCAGGGGTCGTGGCTGGGGAGAGCCAGAGCCGCGCACCGCTCCAACTCCAGCACCGGCCGAGCCCTCGCCCATGCCCAAGGCGAAGCCGGTGCCCGAGGAGGTGCCCGCGCCAGAGCCGGAGCCGACCCTCGATCAGGACGGCCACGCTCCCGAAGTGGCCAAGGCGTTGCAGCAGCACGCCGACGCGCACGTCGATGCCCCGCGCGAGAATGCCCTCATCATGGCTCCGACCGGCGAGGCGCTTGTGCACAAGGGCGGGACCAAGAGCCGCGTTGGCTTCACCATCGCGGAGTTCGAAGCGTTCAGGAACCGCGACGCCATCGTCACGCACAATCACCCGAACGGCACGTCGCTTTCTCGTCAAGACTACGAGCTGGCCGAGCACGCCAACGCACGGGAGATCCGCGCGGTCGGTCGCAATGCGGTCACGCGAGAAGTGTGGTCGTACTCGGTTCAACGCCCACAGGCAGGCTGGCCCAGCGTACCTGCGTTGAGGCGCACGTGGAACAAGGCGGCGGCCGAGGTCAAGGACGAGGTGGTCGCGGCCATTCGGGCGGGCCGAATGACGATAGACGAGGCCAGCGCGAAGTACCAACACCTGATCTGGATGCGGGTCCAGTCCAAGCTTGATGTGGGCTATCGCGCGCGTAGACTCAAGGAGTAGGCCATGCCACAGGACCGACCACGGACGATCGACGACAGCGAGCTGGAAGAGAACCCGTTCTATGTCGATGAGGACGGGAATCCTCAAGCGCGGGACGTGGGCGGCTTTGCTCCGAGCGACGAGAGCGAGGCGCCGGCGGTCCCTCCTCCTGTGCCACGGTAATCAGGGCACTGGAGGCTTGTCGGCCGGATCGGGTGGACCACCTTCGCCTTCGGCGTCCGGATCTAGTCCACTCCATCGGCCCGCTGGTCAAGGCTGTCTTGCTCGCTGCGGTTGGCCGCGTCGCGGAGTTGGCGGAGCAGCTCGACGCCTTCCCTGAGCAGCCTCAGTCCCTTGTTGACTTTCCAGTCCAACAGGGCGACGCCGACCACAACGACGAGAGGGAATAGCCAAGTCATCCGGATATCCTCACGCCGCCCGTTTGCGGCGTCAACTCGGCTTGTGCGGTTTTGGTGGTGGCGCCGGCGGCGCGCCCTCAGCGGCCGGGTTCATGCGCTTGAGGCACTCCCGGCACGCTGCCACATCGATATCGAGCCCAGCCGCCTTGCACTCCTCGGGCGTGGCCAGGGAGTCGGACTCACCGCAGAACTCGCAGAGGCCGGCCAGGTAGGAGACCATCAAGGGAGCTTCCCGGTCAGATTGTGCTCGACGAATTGGGCCGCACTTGGAAGCCGGGCGATCCAATGATACCAACGTGAGCGCCTTTCGGACATCTCGCGCTCGGAACGGGAACGCACCTCGGGGTGCTTTCTAAACAGCCATTTCCACATACGGCGCATCGTTGAACAGCGATACGGCCTCCCCCTGAACGATTGCAGAAGCACCTTCTTGGCGACGCGTGACTTCATCGATCCCCTGGCTTCTCGCCGAAGGTGTCGCCGAGGTCAAGCGGTATAGATGTGCCAAGGGGGCCCTTTCGCGGCCGCATCAGCCGGGCCTCTGCTCCGCGTTGCGCCCCCAGGTGCGCCGCCTGCCACTTGTCCAGCGGCACGCGCGCCAGCTCTCCCAGCGGTCCGCCCGAGAAGCGTCCTCGCGCTTTCCAAGTCGCCAGGTCCACCAGCTTCGGCGCCATGGTGTCCTCAACCACGGTGTTGAGCAGGGCAACGAGATCGCACTTGTCGGGCGGGAGCTGCTTGCCGAGCGGCCAGGCCTCGATGGGTGCTGGCGGTTTCCGCCACTCTGCTGGCTTGTCGGGTTCTTCGACGAGGACCTCGGTGGTGCCATCGTCGGCGGTGCGCAGCTTGTCCGCCGGAACGATCATGATATTCCGCCTGGGCATGACCGCCAGATGGACATCGATGCCGAGGCTATAGCCGACCGGCAGAGGGTTGGGGACGGTCGCCGACATCAGCGCCACGGGGTTCTCTTTGCTCTGACTCATCGGGATCTTTTCCTTTCAGTGTGACAGGCCGGCCATGTCTCTGAGCATGGCCCATCCCTCGTGCTTCGCTCCGAATGTCTCGAAAACCTCGGCCGCCTTGCGAAGCGCGACCACCGCCCCGTATGCCTTGGCGGCGGCTGTCCCCATCTGCTCCACCGCCTCATTGGGATCGGCGAACGCGAAGGCGCTTATCGCCTGTGCGAAGGCTGCCGCCCACACGAGGCGCTCGCCGTCCTTCATGGGACCTTTCCCGCGGCGTCTCGCTCGCGCAGTCTGTCCGCCAGCAGCGCCCGCGACCCGCGCGAGAGGACTTGCCCCCCAGCGATCTTCGCCACGGTGAGCGGGCTCATTCGCAGCAGAACTGCGGTGCGCGCGAGGCTGTTGTGCTTGCCGATGAGCTGGGCGACGCGTGCCGCTTGCTCTGCGGTGGCTGGCGCCAACTCTGGGTCTTCTGTCCTCTTTGCGTTCTCCAGTTGAGCGTTACCCGTCATCAGTCACCCGTGAGCAGGTGGTAACTTTTGGGCCGGGGAAGTCAAGAGATTATTCCGCGCTCCCCGACGTTGCCGTACCACCCCGACTAATGGGTGAGGCAAAGCGCCGACGAGCACACGAGCAGATGGTCGCACTTACGGCCTACGCCGTTTGCTCGTTCGACGAGCCCGCCGAGGGACAGAAGCGAGTAGCACCGACGGAGTTTCGGCTTTTCCACTCCGGCGTGAACCACACCGCGAAGGGGGACTTCGTCTTCGACGACGTGGCCGCACACTCGGTGATGGCGGCCTATGCGGCCCGCAACCAGCAGGTGCCGCTGATGGGCGACTACGAGCACCAGTCGCTCGCGACGCCGCCCATGAAGGCGCTGGCATCCGCCACGCAGTTCGTGCCCGCGATTCGTAGCGATGCCCAGGGCGGGCCCGAGCTGTGGGCGACCCAGGTGCAGTGGACCGACGACGCCCGCAAAGAGCTGGAGTCTGGCCAGTACCGCATGTACTCGCCCGCTTTCATCCCCGACAAGGACGGACGGATCGCCGCCCTGATCAACTTCGCGCTGACCAACCTGCCCGCGTCTTACGAGATCGAACCCCTCGTGGCCGCCGGCCTGACCACCCCTGAAAAGGACACCGACATGGACGAGAAAGAATTGAAAGCCCTCAAGGACAAGGTCGAGGAGCTGGGCGCCCGCTGCGAGAAGATGAACGCCCTGTGCCTCAAGAGGCTGGGCAAGTCGTTCGACGACTGGGCCAAGGAAGAGTCCGACGAGCACAAGACCCTCAGCGAGCGCGACGAGGAGCGCCAAGAGCGCGAGCGGGTCAAGCCGCAGCTGACCGCCCTGACGGCATTCCAGGGCAAGGTCATCGAGCTGACGGGCAAAACCGACCCAGCCGAAGCGCTCGGCGCGGTGGCACTTGCTGTCACCCAGGGCCAGGAGCTGGTCGCTCTCAAGCAGAAGATCGCAGAGGCCGACGCAAAGGCGCTCGAGACCGAGTTCACCACCTTGCTCGACGGCGCCGTCGCGGCTGGGAAGATTTCCCCCGCCGGCGGCCTGGCCAGCAAGGAGAACATCGTCAAGCTCAAGGCGAGCGTGGGTACCGCTCAGGCGCTCTCCTTCCTCAAGGGCGCCATCCCCGCGGAACCGATCGTTCAGCTCCGCGCCCCCACCGAGCCCAAGCCCGACGTGGCGCTCACTCCGCAAGAGGCGCAGGTCGCCGCGGCGGTCGGCCTGCCGCTCGCCAACTTGCAGAAGTTCAAGGAGTCGCAGCGGGCCGGCGGGTAGCCGCAGCTCGAGGCCATCACCCCCTCAAGGAGAAATGCAATGTCCGCACTCGCAAGCTTCCGCGACACCAAGCAGTCCAACGTTCTGACCCTCAGCACGGTCAAGCTGGGCGCCGGCAAGAAGGTTTTCGCCGGTGGCATCGTCGTCACCGACACGGCGACCGGCTACGGCTGCGCCGGCAAGACCGGCACGGGCCTCGTTTGCCGAGGCATCGCCATGCAGGACGTCGACAATACCTCGGGCGGAAACGGCGCCCTTTCGGTGGGTGTCGACCGCCGGCCAGCGTGGCTCGACATCTACGGCAGCGATGCCGTCACTCAGGCCGACGTCGACAAGACGGTCTTCCTGTACGACGACCACACGATCGCTCGCACCGATGGCAGCGCCCAGCGCTCCATCGCCGGCGTGCTTCGCGCGGTCGGTACGCTGGGCGCCCTCGTCGAGTTCAGCGAGACGAACGGCGACCAACTGGCAGTCGAGACTGCCGCGCGCCAGGCGCTCATCGCTGCGCTGGCCCTGACCACCACGCCCGGCGGCGCCTCCCTCATCGGCCTCTACGACGCGGCCGACAAGTTCGTCGCGACCACCGTCGAGGCGGCTTTGGCCGAAGCCATCGCGGGAAAACGCATCGCCGCCACCGCGAACGACGCCACCGTGGGCGGCGTGCCCGTGGTCCACACGATCGCCGTCGCGGACGCCGCCAGCGGGACCAAGACGGTCATGCTGCACGCCACCTACGGGGCGCTCAAGATCCTCGACGTCCACTTCGTCAAGGCGGGGAGCGCCGGCGGCGCCACCGACAGCATCAAGCTGACCGACGGCACCCACGACATTACCGACAGCCTGGATCTCAACTCCAAGGCGGCCGGCGCAATCGTTCGCGCGGCGAGCGTCAGTCCGACCTACGGCTCCTTGGCCGCTGGCGCGACCCTGGTCGCGAACTGGACCAAGACGACCAACGGCTGCGAGGGGACCCTCGTCATCACCGGAGTGCGCGCCTAGGCGGCGGAGCCTCAACCAGGTCACAAAGAAGAAAGGCAACAGACCATGGAGCTCATTCCCAGCACAGGACAGGCGCTCTTCACGACCTTCAACGCGCTCTACCAGGGCGCGTACGCGGGGGCGCCCAAGTTCGTCGACCAGTACTGCACCACCATGCCGTCGACGTCGACCCAGCAGCTCTACCACTGGATCGCCCAGATCCCAGGGATGAAGGAGTGGATCGGCGAGCGGCAGCTCAACAACGCCGTCCTCCGCAACTACTCCCTCATCAACAAGAACTACGAGGACTCGATCCGCCTCGACAAGTTCTTGGTCGAGGATGACCAGTACGGCGCCTTCGGGCCGACCGTGCAGGGATTCGGCGACAGCGTCGGCCGGTGGCCGGACGAGGTCATGGCCGCCATCGTCGAGGGTGGCACCTCCAACCTGTGCTACGACGGGCAGCCCTTCTTCGACACGTCCCACCCGGTGTCGATCAGCGACCCGTACGCGGTCGGGCTTGACGGCGTGGCGACCTTCTCCAACAAGCTGGTCGGCGCCGCGTACGACATCGCCGCAGCCGGCAACGCGGTGGCGGCCTGGTCCTTGGGCCGCGCCAAGATGGCGACCTTCGTCGGAGATGCTGGCAAGGTGCTCGCTTTGCAGGCCGACACCCTGATGGTCCCCCCGGCCCTGGAAACCGCGGCCAAGATCATTGGACAGGCCGAAATCACCGCGCAGGTGGTGAAGAACGTCGCCGCAGACCAGAACGTCGCCGCGGCGGGAATCACGAACGTCTGGCGGGGCACGCTGAAGAACATCATCGTGAACCCGTACCTGACGACCAACGCCGCGTACATCATGTGCTCGGCGCGGCCGATCAAGCCGTTCGTGTGGCAGCTCCGCAAGGCGCCGGTGTTCGCGGCCCTGGTGGACCCCACCCTGCCCAACATGTTCGAGCGCCGCGAGTTCATCTACGGCGCCGAGTCGCGTGGCAACGGCGGCTATTCGCTGCCGCAGCTCTGCGTGCGCCTGTCTGCCTCGTAACCGAGGCCGCGTAGCTAACTTCCTTCGACCCTCGGCTCGTCCCCTCGGGAGGCGGGCCGAGGGCAAAAGCCCTTCCCGAGATGAGAGGTAGCAGACTCATGAAGTTCTCCGTCACAGCTCCGGACCGGTCGTCGATGGGTTTCAGCACCTATTGCTGCGCCGGCCGCCATTGGCCGGGAGGCAAGCCGGTCGTCGTCGAGGTCCTCGACCAGGCCGAGTGCCCGCGCATTCCTCACCCCACCCGCGAAGGCGTCCAGATGCTCGACCCGGTTCGCATCGGACGGGATGCCTGGAAGGAAATTCAGGATTGCCTGCTGCTGAGTAAGAACGAGGCGCCAGACGACGCGGAGTTGACGCTCCCGCCAGCCAATCCCACCGAGCAGCTGAAGGAAGAGAACCGCAAGCTGCGCGAGGACCTGGCCGGGGTCAAAGCTGGTATCGATAGCCGCCTCAAGGCAATTGAGAGCGGGCTCGATAGCCGCCTGGCGGCACTGCAGGCGTCCCTGACCGAGGCTCTCTCGAAGCGAGACGCGCCCCCGGCCCCGGCCGCCGCGCCACTGGCTGCCCCAGAGTCGAAGCCCGCGGAAGCGCCGGAGCCCCAGCCCGAAACAGCCGCGCCACCCGCGGCCACCGAACCAGCTCCAGCGACGCCCATCCCGGCTCGCAGCCGCAGGGGCAAGGGATAACTGCATGGCGTTGTACTGCACGGCCGACGACCTGACGTCCTACGGGATTCGGGCGGAGGCATTGCGCAGTATCGACCCCAATGAGCTCCAGCGCGCGATCGCTGCGGCGAGCGCCAAGATCGACAGCTACCTCCGAGCTCGGTACACGTTGCCCCTCGCGCGCTGGGGAACTGACCTTTCCGAGACATGCGCCAAACTGGCCGTCTATACGCTGATGATGGTCCGTGGTTTCAACCCCGCGCGACCCGGTGAGGAGCTGATCCGAGATAACTACGAGGATGCCATCAAGACGCTCGAAGGCATCTCGGCTCAGCGAGTGCACCCGGATCTGACCGACTCCTCGGCAAATACCGAGGGCCAATCAGCTTCCGGGGCTCGGCCGGATGTGCTGTCTTGCCCAAGCCGCGGCTACACGGGCGCTGGGGCTTTCACTGGGAGGAGCGGTTGATGGCCGGCGTGACCTACGACCGTCAGGCCATGGCGGACATGCACCGCAGCCTGCAGGGCCTGCGGCTCGGCATGTACGTCCCACGGCTCGCGCAGCTCATTGCCGTCGGCGGCGTGAAGCTGACCATGGACACATTCCGCAACCAGCGCGACCCCTACGGTCGGCAGTGGGCTCCGCTGGCCCGCGAGCGTGCCCGTGACAGAACGGCCCGGCTGCTGGCGGAGAGGCGCGGCCGGATGCCCCGCGGGCAGAAGATCCTCATCGACACCAGCCGCATGCGGAACAGCACGGCCCCGATCCACATGGGCCGCAGCGGTGGCGTCGCGATTCCGACCGGCTACGCGGCTGTGCACCAGGACGGCGGTCGGGTTATGCGGGGCGGTCACCAGATTGGCGTCATTCCACGCCGGATGATGCTGCCCGACCGGCAGCAGGGACTTCCCGGCACCTGGCAGCGGATGATCCAGCGTGAGACGGTCGGCCTGCTCACCCGGTGGGTTCAGAAGGGAGCGCGGGCGTAATGGCCGATCCCGAACGCAGGGTGCCGCCCCCGCTCACTCAGCAGGTCGCCCACATCGGCGCGGTGGTCATGCCGATCCTCACCGAGCTGCGGAGCAAGAACCCGACCTTCGGGCCGAAGAATCTTCCGCTCGTAGTCTACGGGCCCGCGGACGACTTCGCCGATGCGGCCCCGCCGTCGGTGTACTGGTGGCCCACGAAGGAGCGGTTTCTGCCGGGCCAGCGACTCGGGGCACCCAAGGCACCCGGCCCACTCCACAACCGCAGCATCCCGGTCTCCTTCGGACTCTGCGGCGGTGTCGAGGCCGACGGCATGTATAGCGACGAAGAGACGCCCTTCCACGATTGCGACCTCACCGAGATCCTGATGTCGCGGATCGTGAACTGCATTCACCGCCGGGTCTCGCAGCAGTCCTACGAGCTGGGCGAGGCCATCTGGTTCAAGGGTGGCCGGACGGGCATCGGCATGGCCTGCGAGCTGGTGGTGGAGTTCAAGCTGCCGCTCATCCGCGAAGACAACCCCACCGTCACTATCACCGACGTCAAAGCCAACGCGGAGCTCGCGCACCATGGATGATATCCAGGAGCAAACGCCCGAGGTTTCGACCCAAGCGGCGCCGGCGGTCGAGGTGCAGTCCCTGCGCGCGTGGGCCGAGAAGGCAGGCCATCTGCCCGAGACCTTCCCCGGCGACAAGATGCGGCCGGTCCGCAACAACCGCAAGGCGTGGATCGCGCGTGCGGTGTGCGCTCGCCTCAAGCTGACCCTCGACGATTCCATCGACGAAAGGACCTACCTCGACGCCGCGGCAACTGTGGCCGCTGCGGACGCTCGGTAAGCAAGGAGACCCCATGTCGCTTCCATCCGTAAAAGCTCGGTTCCTGAATGGCGGCCTCGGCATCGTCACCAGCGGCGCGGGCAAGGCCTCGGTCAAGGTCGGCATCTCCCTTTTGGGCGACGCCAACACGATCCAAGTCTGCTCGGGCAGCACGGTGGCAAAGCGCTTGCTCAAGGGTGGCCCGCTTTGCGACTGCGTGGTCAACCAGACCCGCCGCAGCGGTGCCACTGTCCTGGCCATCAATGTGCCGATTACCACACTCGGAACCGTGAGCGCCCTCGCCCAACAGGGCACAGGGGCAGGAGTGCCGACCGGCGCAGGCGGCCCCGTTGCGCAGATCCTCGCGAAGTGCGCCAAGGCTGGCGCCGTGGGCACCGCCGAGTTCCAGTTCTCGGTGGGTGGCGGCGCGTATAGCCCGAGCGTGGCCAGCGCCGGTACTACCTGGACCTATCGGGTCCCGGGTACCTTCACCAACCTGATCTTCGCGCCGGGTACCTATCGCAAGGATGACGTCTACACCGTAACGACCGCTGGAGCAGTCACGGTCACGGCGGGCGGTTCGGATACCGTCACGCAAGCATCGAGCCCAGTGGACGCATACCGCCTGCTGGTGACCATCACCAAGGCGGGAGCGCGGGGAACGGCTGAGTTCACCTATTCGCTCGACGGCGGCAACAACGTGTCGCGCGTCTACACCACCGCCGCCACCTTCGCGATCCCGAACGCCGGCGTGGTGCTGTCGTTCTCGGACGCCGCCTATGTGAAGGACGACATCTTCACGGGAACCACCACGGGCCCGTCTTTCACCTCGGCCGACGCCCAGGACGCCATCGAAGCGGCCCTGCAGAGCGCATACGAGTTCGAGGGAATCCACATCGTGGGAACGCCCGCGACCGCGGCCAGCGCGTACACGTTCGCCACCATGCTCGACGGAGAGCTGCAGAGCGCGGAGACCGAATACCTCCGGTACATCTGGGGCGTGTCGGAATGCCCGACCGTCGAGGCCGACGCCACCGTGCAGGCAGCTTTCGCGAACCTGGTCAGCAACACCGGCCGGCTGGGAATTGCGATCGGCCTATCCGAGCTGACCTCGGCCGACACCGGGCTTCTGATGAAGCGCAACGCGGCTTGGGAGTACACGACCCGCATCGCGGCAACCAAGTACAGCACGCACCCCGGCTTTGTTCAGGGCGGAGCGCTGCCGGGCGTCCAGAGCATCGACCTGGCCTACGGCGGCGGCACCGTCGCGGACACGTTCGACGGCTCGCGCTTCGTCACCCTGCGGACCATTCCGGGGCGCGCGGGCTACTACGTCACCCGCGGCAACACCATGGACGTGCCCACCAGCGACTACCACGCGATCCAGTTCGTGCGGGTCATCGACCGCGCTGCCACCATCGCCCAGCATGCCTTGACCGATTACCTCAACGGGGACTGGAGGATCGATCCAGACACCGGCAAGATCGACCGACGAGACGCCGCGCTCGTCGAGGGCAAGGTCGAGCACGAGATCAAGAGCGCGATGACCGGCCAGCGAGGCAGCGCCAAGGACGACATCTCGGGATGTACCGTCGTCCTCGACCCCGACGCCGACCTACTGTCCGACGCGACCCTGACCGCGACCGTGTCGGTCGTGCCCAGGGGCTACAGCGAAAACATCGACATCCCCATTGGCTTCGTCAACCCGCGCCTCAACGCATAAAGGAGCGCACCCATGCCGACGTATGAGCAAGTCCTGGCCTACCCCGACGATGAGGGCTGGGCTCATTCCTGGTCGTCGGTCGAGATCTCGATCGGCGGCATCAAGAAAGTCGTCGCGACCAAGTCGCTCAAGTACCGAGACCCGCTCCAAATCGGGAAGGGCTGGGGCACGTCGCCGCACAAGATCATCCGCACCCGAGGCCAGTCGGACCCCACCGGGACCTGGGAGGTCTACCGCTCGGCCTGGGATCAGATCATGGCCGAGATCGTCGCGCTTGGCGGTGGGCCGCAGAAGGCAGGCTTTGCCGAAATCTCCCTGCCCATCTTCGTCTCCTACGGCGAGCCCAGCAACCCCGCGCTGACCGTGCAGGACATCCTGCTCGGCACCCGCGTGCACAGTCCGGAGGGCGGAGGCCAGGAGGGCACCGACGCGGTGACCATCCCCCTTGAGCTGGACATCATGAGGGTCGTCTGGGGCAAGGGCCAGGGGGCGCCTGGCTACATGCAGCTTTCGCCGGTCGACGGCGTTATTTCGACCGCGGCGTTCTAGCCGGCGGTCGCAACCACATGGAGAGGTAGCCCATGGACAACCCGACCCCGCAACCGAACGATGAAGAAGCTCGCCGCGCAGCAGAGGATCAGGCCATCGAGGCCGCCAAGGTCGCGGCGGGCCTCACGCGCAAGCCTCTGCGAATCACCGTGCCTGACCCGGACGACGACGACAAGCCGGGCCCGACCATGGCGTTTCGTGGGCCAACCGATCCCGAGTGGCACCGTTACCGGTCCGAGGCTCTCGACCCCAACCCGCAGGTCAAGGCGCGGGCTCTGCAGAGCATCGTCATCCCCTGCTGCATCTTCCCCGCTCGCGCGGAGTTTCTGCGACTCATTGCCGAGCGCCCGGGTCTCGTCGAGCTGTGCGGCGGCGAGCTGGTCGAATACGCAGGACTCCTCAAAGCAAAAAAAGTCGAGCGGCGGTAGCGCAGTTCCGGCGGTCGCGCGAAAGGCTGCAGGAGATGGCCGAATGCCTCACCGCCTGGAAGGACGGCGAGGACTCGCCCGCCGCGGAGGCTGGGGCTTTGGTACTGGCCGAGGCCCTGGCCAATCTCGACGTCTGTGCGCGCTTCGCGGTCAGCTACGCCAAGTCGCTTGGGAGGAAGGGGTAGACCGTGGGTGGTGACGGCGTGAAATTCCTCATCGACCTGGATAGCCGCACCGGTGGCGCGGCGGCGGCTGACACCGCCCTCTCGCGCGTGGAGGATGCCGCCGGGCGCGCCGACCGCCATCTGCAGGACATGGGCGGCCACGCGCGCGGACTGACCCAGGACGTGTTCAAAGCCGAGTTCGCGATGAAGGCGCTCGAAAAGGGCGCCGAAATGGCTTGGGATGGGGTCAAGAAAGTCGGCGAGCTGATCAAGGACACGGTCGCCGTAGCGGGCGAAGAACGCCGGGAAAAGATGGCGCTCACCAACCTGCTGGGCGGTACTGAAGAAGCAGAGAAGGCGCTGCACTACATGGAGCGCTTCAGCGATCTGAGCGAGTTCGGTGAGAAGAATACCAAGGCTTGGGGCATCGAGCTACTCAACTCCGGCTACTCGGGCCAGAAGTGGAAGGATGCCATGGCCGCCGTTGCCGATGCCGCATCGATGGCGCCCAACAAGATCGAGGGTGCGCAAGAGGCTATCGCCTCCCTGACCCGCATGCAGCTCACGGAAAAGATCGACGCCCGCACGCTGAGGGGCCTTCGCCTGAACGTGAAGGACGTGGTCAAGGACCTCGGCGACGCCCTCGGCATGTCCGAGAAGGCGGTCAAGAAGGGACTGATGGAGGGCAGCATCCCCGCCGCTCGCGCCTATGAGACGGTGCTGGAGGCGCTCGAGCGCAAGACCGGCCGCCGGTTGGGTGAAGCTGGCCTGAAGGCGGGCAAGGGCCTAGACGCAAAGCTGACCCACCTGAAAGAGCTTCCCGACAAGATCATGAAGGCCGTGGCCGAGTCGCCGGCCATGGACAAGATCGAGAGGGCCTTCGATCGTGCCCTGGAGGCCTTCGACCCGAACGGACCCAAGGGCGCCAAGATGGTCGAGGGACTGGACCGTCTCATGGTGGCGGTCGGGGACTTCCTGGAGGACACCAACTGGGGTGAGGTCGCCCTTGAGGTCGGCAGCGTTGCGACTTCGATCGGCAAATGGATCGATCCGCTGTCCAAGGTGGTCGGATGGGTTGAGAAGCTGGCCGCTGGGCTGGCGGCACTGCCGACGTTCGGCTCTGACATCGGCGATTATCTGGCGCGGAAACTTCACCCCGAACTCGGCGGCGGGGACGCTGAATTTTTCGGCAAGGGAAGCCAACTCCATCAGGAGGCTACGGCGCACCAGGCGCGCGAGCAGGCGCGATTTGCCGACACGAATGAACAGGCCTGGCGCGAGGTTGAGGATGAGCTGGCGGCGGAGCGCAAGCGTAAGCGCATGCCGCCCGCCCTGCGAGCGCGAAATGAGGCGGCTTGGTCCGGCGTCGAGGGCCGGTTCGCGGCTGCGCAAGCGGCGGACGCAGGGGGAGGAGCGCCACGCATCAGCGGCAAGGCCGATGTCGTGGTCAACGTGAGCGGCTCCGCTGCGGCCAGTCCCGAGTCCATCAAGCACGCGGCGAAGGCAGGCGTGCACGCCGGCATGACGACGGCGCTCGAGCAGCAAGCATTACACGCCGGAACCCGCAAAGCGCGGAGGACACGGTAGTGGCGGCTAACCGACTGGAAACGCTGATGAGCGCCAGCCATCAGAACACCGTCGGCACGGGCGATCCGGTCGACCTGCAGGGTCTGACCGACGACGTGACCGCCACGTCGGGCGAATTCTCCGAGCCATTCTGGGACCTGGAAGCGTACCGCGATGACGGCCAGCCATTGGATCCCGAGGGCTCTCCAGTGTACGGCGACAACGCCTGGGACCGCGTGCAGCTCGGCCAATATCAGCTGCCTGGCATCTGGACCGCCAGCGGCACGCCAGGGCTGCGCCTCGACGTGCAGAAACCGATCGGTTTTGACGGCGCCGCGGTAATCACTCGCGGGTACCTGCCCGCCAGCATCACCCTCACGGGATTGCTGTGGACCGCGAAGCAGTTCGGACTGCTGAAGGAGATCATCCCCGCGATCTGGCGGCGGCCAAACAAGATCGCCGCGCAGGATGTCCAGCTCGGCAAGAAGGGCCGCATTTCAGCCGTCGAGAAGGACGAGGGCGAGATCGTCGTCGAGCAGCAGTCGCTGCCAGTGCTGACCCCGGCGCTCAACGTTCTCGGCATCTTCGCGCTGGTGATCCGCCAAATCACGCCGCTGGTTCCTCACTCGATTCCGGGCGTGCGCCAGATGACCATCGACTGCGTCGAGTACGTACCCGAGCCGGCCAAGAAGCCCTCGGCGATCCGCAAGGTCAAAGGGCAGACCAGCAGCCGAGGAGAGAACGCTTTCGACCGCGAGATCAAGGCGAAGGACGCCCGGGCCCCCAAGCCCCCAAGCACGCGGGCTGCCGCGCTCGAACCCGGAAAGGCGGGCGGGTAATGGTGACGCTCCAACTCGCCGGCGGCCGGAAGCGCAACGTCACCGGTGGCCAGGTGCTGTTGCCTCGCACGGGCGTGTGGCTGGCGGATCTGCGGGTCGACGAACGCGACGAGCTGCCCGATCAGGTGACGCTGCAGCTTGGTGCCGTCGAGATGCCAGCCGCGGTGGTCAAGGCCGAGCTGATCGGCGGTATGACCGAGGCTCGCATCGTTGGCGGCGCTGGTGGGCTCGGCGACACGGCCCGGCCCAAGCACTATCACGCCCCCCTGGCCCGCCATGTGCTCGTGGACCTCCTGCGCGACGCTGGAGAGACACTGTCCACCACGGCCGGGCAGGACGCGCTGGACACCAGCCTCGAAGCCTGGACCACGCTGGCGGTGCCCATGGGCTCGATGCTTGCGGCTCTGTGCGAGGTCATTGGCGACGACACCAACTGGCGCGTCCTGGCCGACGGCACGGTTTGGATCGGCACCGAGGCGTGGCCGGACTCGGGCGTCGACGCGCGCTCGATTGAAGCGGACGGTGCCAACGGGGCGAGCATCGTCGGCACCGACATTCCCCAGATCTGGCCCGGCACACTGCTGGCGGGCCGCCGGGTCGATTACGTGCGCCACGACCTCGACGCCGACCGAACCAATCTGCTCTTCGGGGAGGTCGTCTGATGCGACAGCGGTTCTTTGCGAAGACGAAGATGGCTGCCAGCTGTCGGCCGGGAATGGCTACGCCCTGTCGAGAGTGGACCGCCAGTCGCGACAAGAATGGGTATGGCAGATTTAGAGTTTCCGGAGTGTCGGCGCTGGCACATCGAGTGGCGTGGTGCCTTGAGCACGGGGCGGTACCCGACGGGCTGTGTGTCCTCCACCGCTGCGACAATCCGCCTTGCGTGAACGGGGAACATCTGTTCCTGGGAACGCAGGCCGATAACAACGCCGACATGGTTGCAAAGGGCAGGCAGGTGGCGGGCATCTCGCGTGGCGATGCCCACGGATCGCGCAGGCATCCCGAGTGCCTGGTCCGCGGCGAGAAACACCCGAACTCCAGACTTACGGAGGGAAAGGTTAATCGCATCTTCGCACTGCGCGCCCAAGGGTTGTCGCAAACGCGGATCGCCTGCGCATGTGGAGTGAATCAATCGTCTGTTAGCGACGTCCTGCGTGGCAAGAGTTGGACCCACTTGAGGTTGGTAGCATGAGCGATCGCTCCCAATCCGCGTGGACTGATGTCCAAAACTCCCAGGATCCCATGGGTCTGTACGCCCGCACCTACCGCGCCAAGGTGGTGCACCAAGAGGACGATTCCGACGAGGTTGACGTGCGGCCCGACGATCCACGGCTGCCCGACATGGCCAAGATTCCCCTGCGCCACGGGATACCGGGCCTGCGGGTCCAAGTGGCTATCGGGTCGTATCTGCTGGTGGGGTGGGACAACGGGCGGCCGGACAAGCCGTTTGCGGCGCTGTGGAACCGAGACGTTCGCGTCCTGAAGGTCTCACTTGTCGCGGACCTCATCAAGTTGGGCAGCCGAGATGCTGCCGAGGCTTTCGTGCTCGGCACGAGCTACCGCGACGCTGAAGACACGATGCTGTCCGAGCTGCTGGAAGCGTTCGCAGCGATGGCTGCCGCTTGCACGAGCGGACCACTTGGGCCCCTGGAGCCGGGAGTGCAGCTGGCGTCGGAGGCGCTCCAGAAGTTCATCAGCGGGGCCACGGCAGCCAGGGGATACCTCTCGTCGAAGCTGAGGGGCGAATGACCTACACCCCGGTCGGTATACCCATCGCCAAAGAAGTGACCGAAGCCATGCGAAAGGTCTCGGAGGCGTTCTGGTACGAGTGGGGTTCGCGGTACAAAGACCTGAGCCGGGACCGCAAGAACGAGCTGCAGAGGGAGTTGACTGAGCTGCTCGAGGCGTGCCGGGCAGGTGCGGTGGGGAACACCTTCTACACGACCGCAGAGATGGATTTCTCGACTCTGCCGGCTCAGAACCTTCTCACGGGCGGCGACGGTGTGAAGGTCATCGATGGGTGCCAGTGGTACCTGGTAAACAGTGCGAACCTACAGACGGCGTACATCAACGACGGAACGCATTCGGGTTTGTATCTGCGCGCGAACGGCAACGTTGGGGTGAACTCGGGCGGGCTTCTCACAGGAGGTGCGATCTACACCTCTCTCACTGCGCTCGGATCGTGGGCGCCGCTCAACTATGTTTCCCCGGGCGTAGCGCTCGAAACGTGGGTTTGGATGATGTTCGAGGTACCACACACGCCGGATGCGAACGGCGAAGGGGCGGGCGTCGGGTTCTTCACGCTGACCGGGGCCTACACCGCCGCGCACATGCTGCGCTTGACGTTGGAGGATGTGTACACCACTACGGACGGGCTTCGCGCGGGTATTGTACATAGCCAGTGCGGCAGCGCGGATTCCTGGGGCGAGGCTGCCGGGAATCACAACGACGTGGCCTGCGTACGATGGCGCCACCCATCGTGGACGATTTGGCGAGGCGCTTCGGTGAACAGCGACTTCCCGGATCGCGTGACGCTAGCAGCGCCGAAGATCTCTGTGGAAATCACCCCCGACGGAAGCTTCTTTATCACCCCCGGCAGCCAAGCCCACTGGGCGTGGTGCGGGCTGCAGTCGGCCGGCGCGGGTGCGCAGGACATTCTACTCAAGAAGATTCGGGTTGAGGTCGTACCGCTGATCCAGTCGCCTACTGTGCAGTCGGAAGCGTCGGGCACCGGCGGGGGCGACGAGCCGTACACGAATGTAGCGATCGACGACGGCGTGATCGCGGGGTTCGGGCGCGCTCGCAACCTCATGTGCACGAGCAGCGGAGCCACACTCGCAGGGGTTGAAACCGCCGGTCTGGTCGGCGGTGAGCGCGTGAGGGTGACCTTCAAGTACGCGACGGTTATCACGGCGATGGGGACACCGTCATCCGGTGCCGCAATCAAGACGCCGCGGATGGGTGACACCAACCCGCAAGACATCCACGCCCAAGCGGACGACGTCGTCGAACTTCAGCTTCGCAAAGACGGCGCCGCGCCGTTCTGGAAAGTCACAGGAGGGTCTTTCACATGAGAAAAGGTATCGTGTTTGTCTGCGCTTGCTTCTGGGCTGGGCTCTTCGCGGGGATAATTTCGCGTCCGGCGGAAGCGTCGGGTATCTGCGGTGTTCCGCGCGTCGACTGCGACACGGGCCACGTCGAGCCCGCGAGCAAGATTGTCATTCCCGAGACGCAGGTCACTTTCACGGCGAACACGACCGGCGACGTCTCGACGAGCAAGCACGGATACTGCCCAGTCCTACCCAACGACGCCGGAAAGTATCTCAATGGCGTCGGGAGTTGGGCTACGCCCGCGGGAGGCTCGACCCCGTCGGGAACTGGTTGGCGTCACGTCACGAGCGGCGTGGAAGACGCAGCGGTGTCGACGCCGACCTACTCGCAGGTCGGGGCCGACCCCGCCGGTGCCGCGACCACGGTGCAGAACAACCTCGACGCGCACACGACATCGACGGGAACGAGCGTGCACGGGCTCGGCACGGCCGCCACGCACGCGGTGGGGGACTTCGACGCGAGCGGGGCTGCGACGTCGGCGTACGGGTCGGCGACTGCGTTCACGACGGGTACGCTCACCTCCAAGATGGACGCCACGGTCACGCACCTATCGGGGGACGTGCCGACGTCGTCAATGACCGACTACCAAACCACGGCCGACATGACCTCGTACATCCTGTGGTCGGAGACTACTGCGACGTCCACAAGCACCAAGGGCAACGTGACGACGGGGCACCACGGGTTCGCGCCCGCGGCGCCGAACGACTCAACTAAGTACCTCAACGGTGCGGGTGCGTGGTCTGTGCCGGCGCAGAGTAACGCCTTCGTCACCGCGTACTCGGTTGACTACACCGGACTAGCGGGGCTGAACCTGCTTACGGGCGGCGACGGCACCAAGACGATCGACGGTAAGACTTGGACGCTGGTCAATTCCGCCAACTTGCAGACGGCGTACATCAACGACGGCACGCACGCGGGTTTGTACCTGCGCTGCAACACCAACAACTCTCTGAATGGCAATACGTCGCTGACCGGCGGGCAGCTCTACACGTCCTCGTACAACCTGAACAGCGTGCTGGACACCGCGGGCTGGTCCGAGCTGCGGATCTGGTTCCTGATCACGCAACCTCACGCGCCGAACGCCAACTATGAATACGCGCAGGCGGCCTTCGTAGGGTGGAACAGCGGAGCGTGGGGGTACGCTAACATCGACAGGTTCACCAATGCCTTCGGCTACAACGGAGGCCGCTTCGCGGGATCCGCGAGCGTGACGTACACGGCCGGTGTTACGACCTACCGAGGTGGTACGACGTCGAACCCGCAGAACTACGACGTCATGATGTTCCGCGTGTCTGCCGGCGTCGTCGACGCGTACTACGGCACTTCGTCAGGAGGGTCCTTCCCCGGCTACCTGACCTTGCTACCGGCGATGCACGCCAGCCGACTTTCGGGTAGCGCCATCCAAACCACACTCGACGTGCCCGTCGTGTGGATGTCAGTGATCTCTGGCAACACAGCGGGGGCCTCGGACATGCTTGTGAAGAAGTTGCTCGTCGAGTACCGATAACGTGAAGTCAATGAAGGAGTAGCAACCATGTCCGATGAAAATCCGTTCGGCATCATCAGCCCAATACCCGAGGACGACTCCGCGGGGCGGAGGGCGCGCGACGAGACGCCGCCGCCGAGGCAACTCGCGAAGGAGTTCATGATGACGGCCTCCGTCGGGTGGGTTAAGGAGTACGTGTCGCGGCATCAACAGTGGTGCCCGGCGCTGCGCGTGCTCCGTCGGTGGGCGATCGTCGCGTGCGTGCTCCTCGGGGTCGTCGTAACTCTGAACTCGTTGGGGATCCTCTTCGCGAAAACGACGTTGAAAGAGACCACGCGAGCCGCTGTGCTGGACGTGCTGCGTGAGCACGGACTGCTCCACTCGCAGAACGCGCCGGAATCGCTCGGCGCCCTGGGGGTGATCCCGTGACGACGTTCAGTGTCTGCATCGGCGGCGCCTCGGTCGTGGTCCTCGTCGTCGCTTTCATGCTCTGGTACCTCGGCCGCGTGCAGCCCGCCACGGTCGGGTGGGTGGGGAACGAGCGGCAGGTGTTCTTCGCGCAGGCCCGGCGCGGGCTGCGCGTCCTCGGGCGCAGCCTCAGGCACGCGGCCGGGCTCGTGTACCCTCCGACCAAGGCGAAGCTCCACCGGGTCCTCCACCTCGCGGGGGTCCTCGTGGCGGGCGCGCTCGGCGTTGCCGTGTGGCTCGTGACTTCGAAGCTCGGCGTGACGGAGAAGATAACGGCCGACCTTGGGGTGCTCGTCGTGCTCCTCACCCGGTGGCGGGCCGCGATCGCGTCGGTCGACGCCGCCGTGGACAAGCTGCCCATACCCGACGATGACCGGCCGACGCCGAAACTGGCCGTCGTGCCGAAGAGCGAGGACGTCACCAAGCCGGAGAAGGCGCGATGAGAAGCGTCGGCCTGGCGGTCGTCGGGTTGGGAATTACCGCCGTTGTCCTCGCCCTCGGCCTCGTCGGCTGGCTCGTAGATCGCGCGGAGCGCGTCGCGGGAGTCTCGTGATGTGGTGGCGCGCCGTCCTGGTGTCGGTGATCGCGGCGACCGCCGGCAGGTGCTACCGCGCCGCCGAGGAGAGGGTTGAGTGGCCGGGCCAGAGGGCCGCCCTCGAGGTCTTGTGCGAGCGGTCGCGCGGCGTCGCGTGCTTCATGGTCCTGCTGCTGCTGGCGCTCCTGGCGTCGGGACCGGCCCGCGCTGGCGAGGTGCCCGCGGAGACGCGCGGCAGCTGGAGCTACGGGCCGTCCCTGGCCGCGTCCGTGGTCGCCGTGAACCTTCGAACCGGTGCCCACAGCGAGGGCATCAATGCCGCCCCGCCTCTGGGTGCGTGCCTCGGGGTGACGTATCTGCCGGCCGATCTCGGGCTCGACGGATGCGCCAACCTACAACTCAACAGCGACAAGCCCAACCAGTATTTCGGCTCGCTCATGCTTCACTGGAAGGACTGGTTCAACGGAGGATTCGGCCTTCTGTTCGTCCAGGGGCAGCCACTGGCGCCGCTGCTCCTCCTCGGCGGGCGGTGGGGGTTCCTGCAGGCCGGGGCCTCGAAGGATGACGACAAGCCCGCAGAAAGGTGGGACTGATGCCAAATGGACGAACGCATGAGGAAATCGGCAAGGCCGCGGCCCGGCTCGTCCTGACCTGCGGGCTCACGCCATCCGCGATGTCTCTGCTGCTCGAAGGACGGCCCGACTTCATCGCCGCTTGCTCATTGCCCGATCGGGTGGACGAGGTTGCGTGCGTGCTGCCGGGTGAAGGTCCGCAGACCGTACTGCTCGGGCACAACCTGTCGAGCTTCCGACACTTCCAGGTGGGCGAGCGTGGCTACCGCTGGCTTGCCGACGATTCGCTGTCAATCGGGGGCGCCTTGGTGGCGGCTGCTGGTGCCGTGATCGGCGCGCAGATCGTCGAGTATCGGAACGGCCTGCGGCCTCCTCCGACCGGCCTGGAAGGCGCCACGCCGCTGGAGCGAGCTTTGCTTGAGCAGCCGGGCGCCACGGTCGGCACATTCCGCTTTCCTTCGGCTGGCGAGGAAGCGGACCACTATGCTCAGGGAGCTCGGTACTGGCTCGCAAACGGTTCTCCGGACCCGGCGCGGCGCTGTGCTGGCATGGTGGCGCACCTGGTAACGGATGCGTGCTGTCCACCCCACGGCTGGGGCCAGATACTCCACGGCCACGCGGCCTTCGAGGACGCCCTCGAAGCGCAATGGCACGAGACGCTCGCCGAGATGATCGAAGCGGAGCAGGTCGCGGATGTCCTCGCGCCCGCGGTGCGGGAGGAACTAGCGGACATCAAGGCTACGTCCATCGAGGATCTGTGTATCGAAAACAGCCTCTGGACTCGTCGAGCGTTTGGCGAGCCCCGCGACATGCCGGAGTGTCCTGGCGATGTCGCCCTGAGGCTATCGGTGCGCGCCGTGGCGGCAACGCTGCGGGCTCTTGAACTGATGACGGAGGTAGCCTCATGAACGATGACGAGCTTCGGGATGTCCTGGCCGAGCTAGAGCACTACGAGGGCCGTGAACACCAGATGTACCTCGACGGCGACAAGCCTCCAAACGTCACAATCGGCGTCGGGTGCCTGCTCTCCAGCGTTACCAAGGCGCAGGCCCTGCCATTCCACCACGTCTCGAATGGTCAGCGCGCCACAGCCGCCGAGATCGCCACCGACTTCTTTCGGGTGCAGTCGATGCGAGGTGGCCTTCCCGCGCACGCGTACCACGGGCCACTCGCGCTTTCGGATGAGGCGGTGGACGAGCTCGCGTTCTCGCGGCTGCGCGCTACGATTGCGGGGCTTCGCGAACTCTGCCCCGGTTTCGATGGCTTTCCCGCGCCGGCAAAGTGCGGCCTTCTCGATCTTGGCTGGAACCTTGGCACCGGCCCTTATCCCGGCCTGGAGGGTTGGCCCAATCTGTTGAAAGCGTGCAACGCCATCCCGCCCGACTGGGCGACGGCGGCAAAGGAGAGCCACTGCTCGACCAGCCGCGAGGCTCGTAACGCGTACCGGGCCGACTGCTTCCTTGCTGCCGCTACGCTCGGGGTTGACGGAACCGCCAAAATAGAGGACCACCGCACCTAGGACCATGGCAAACCAGGGTGACCCGCTTGGCGTCGGCATCGCCTGCACCACAGGCTTCCCGCTGCGCATGCAGCTCTGCTGGGGCGTGGAGAACCTACAGAATTCACTCTTGCGCAGGTTGAACGCGTCCCAGGGATGCTTGGCCTCAATCGGCGACGAGCAGACCTACGGCTATGACGTAAACGACCTGCTCAATAGGGACTGGAGCGGCACGGGCGAGATGGCCGCCGAGGGAAGCGCGATCGCGGCGGAGCTGCGGAAGGACCCGCGGGTGCAGGATGCCAGGGCTCGAATCGTCGCGAGCCAGGACGGCCTCACGATCTACATCGATGGTGAGTCCGCGGTGGGGCCATTTTCGCTCGTGGTGCCCGTGCGCGACTTGACCGTCGCCAAGCTCAATCAGGGTCTGGCTGGGACGGGACCGACGGAGGCCGTATGACGACGCTCACCGAACTGCTATCGCCCCGCAACCGCGACACGCTCGAAGCCCTGCTGCTTTCCGTCCTCCAGGAGGCCCCAATCGAGGGCGAGCCCGGCGGTTTCCCTGTGACGGATTGGATCGAGGGTGGTTTCGAGCGGACCTTCGTAAAAATGGCCGCGACGGGCCTGCTCGATCGCGAAGACACGATCAGAATGCTGACTGCCAGCGGCTTCCTGCGGCTCGCGTCCACGTTGCTCGACGCCGATGGAAATCCGATCGAGGGGTGGATGGAGATACTGGCCGCGCAGAACTATGGGCGCGACCGCAATGATGCGACCTACACAAAGCAAGTCCTGACCCTCACCTGTACCTCGGGGCCTGGCCCTTACACTCGCAGCAAGGGCGAGCTCGTCGCCTACTCGCCCAGCACCGGCAACAAGTACGTGCTCTTGGACGACGAGGTGACGATCCCGGATGGCGGAAGCGTGACGGCAGTCTTCCAGGCCGAGAGCCCGGGCGTAGGATACCAGGACTCGATCGGCAGCATCGTCGCACTGGTGACGCCTCTGCCTGGCGTATCGGTGACCAATGCGGCCACCCCCGCCGGCCTGCCTGCGTCCTACATCACCGGATCGGGCTCGATCGCTGTCAGCTCGACGACCATCACGACGTCTCGCCGGACCGTAAAGCTTGCCTTCACCACCGCCGGCAGGGCCGACGACAACAGCGCGGCGTTCACGTGTACGGTCTACCAGGGCGGCGCCGCGACGACCACCGGACCTTTCGCCGCCAGCGGAACCTTCACCCAGGGCGACCTCGAGGTCACATTGACCGACGGAGCGGAGGGCACCCAGTCCTTCAACGAGGGCGACGAGTGGATCGTGGGACTGCCAGGGACGCCGCTCATCCAGATGGGCGCCGAAAAGGAGACGCTCGCGGCGCTGGCCCTCCGCTGCCAGGATCGCTTTGCCGAGCAGTCCGTCATCCCAACGGGCAACCGCTTCGAGGGTTGGGTACGCGCCTGCGAAGCCGCCCAGCACCTCGGGGTGGTGAAGGTCAAGGCCAGGCCATCATTGACCGTGTCCGGAATCGAGGACGTGTACATTGCTGGCACCACGGCGACCGCGACTCCAGCCCAAGTGGCGGCCGTCCAGGCATACCTCGACGAGCAGTCCGGACAGGTCGACTACGCCAACGTGGCCGCGGCAGCGGCGGTAGCAGTGGCGGTGGGCGGCACGATTCGCTGCCGGCGTGGCACGACCGCGGCGGTGAAATCGGCGGCCGACCTCGCATGGATAAAGTACATTGCTGCCCTCGCGCTGGGTGGAGAGCAACCCGATGGGCTGGTGGAGCTGCTGGCGCTGGAGAACGCCATGCATGATGCCGGAGCATTCAACGCCACGGGCCTGACTCTCAACGGCACGGCGGCCGACCTGGTCCTCACGGCGTTTCAGTGCGCGACGCTGGACGAGTCGGCGGGCCTGCCCAGCCAGGGGATGACCTGGCAGGAGATCGCGTAGTGGGCGGTTTCTACGAGGAGTGGTTCAAGAACCCCGAGCTCGGGCCCGGGTGGATGCACGATCCCGTCGGGCAGGCCTACTGGGGATCTGTGGGCAAAGTGTTCGACCTGCAGGTCGAGCGCATGAAAACCGGTGTCCGCGCACGCTGTCCGGAGGACGCCGCGGCGATGGGTATGGTGGATGCCCTTGAGGAGATTGGCCGTGACCGCATGTTGCCGCGTGGCGGGTCCACCCCGGGCGCCAATGATGAGCCCCTGGCGGATTGGGCGGCACGGTTGAAGAACGCCTGGACCACCTGGGAGATGGCCGGCAGTGCCAAGGGGCTGCTGACCGAGCTGGCGGTGCAGGGGTTCCCCGTGGGCGCGACGGGCACCTCGGTCTTCAACCACGCCGGCCGGCGCTATTACCTCGAGGAGGGAGGCGACCTCAACGTCAGCAACCCGTGCGACGCGTGTGCGAACCGGGTGGATCGGACGGGTGTGGTGCCTTCGCCCCTTCTCACTGGCTTCACGCTAGATGCGCGCGATCAGTTCTCCTCCCACTTCTGCATCCTGTTCCTGCAGGACGTGCCGTCCCTGACCAACAACGCTGGCAATACTGCAAAGGCCATCCTGAACCAAACGGTCCAACGGTGGCGCCAGGGCGGTGCACACTATGTGGGGGCCTCGGTGGTTCCTGTGGCCAGCGGCGCGCGTGTGCTGGGCTGGCCGCCAGGTCTCAAGGTTGGGGACACCGGGACCATTGGGGCCACGGGCTCCCGTTTCATTGCACCGGAGTGAATCATGCCAGTAGCGTACAATCCCGATCCAACAGCAGCCCAGCCACCATCGCCAGCGCCCACCTTGAATGAGGGCGTCAATCCAATCCTCAACCTGCCGGAGGACGGAGTGGACGACTTCAGCGCCTCAACCTGGGACCAGGCCTTCAAGGTCGCTGGAGACTGGATCACCTTCCTCAAGCAGCGCCTGGCGCTCTTTCTGGGAATCCGATACTGGCGGGGCACCGACACCTTCGGTCCGGGTATGGTCGTGGTCAACCTGCAGGATGCCCGGATTTATCGAGGCAAGGCGACGAGTCTAAACCAGCGGCCCGATGTTGGCCTGACCCAAGGCGAATCGGACTACTGGGCTCGCTGCGACTACAGTGAAAAGGAGATCCGCCAGATCGGCGCCACTCACATCAGCGCACTCACCGGCTGGACTGTCAGCCACGGCGCCAGCATCAGTCAAGTCGACATGCTGACGTTCGACATGCTGACCCTCCCTACACTCGGGCTGTTCAAGTTCATCACGTTCCGCCTTATAAACGTGCCCGCAGACAGCTACTGCGACGTCGATTTGAACGGCGCGACGACGAAACTGTACACGATTCTCCTTTCGGCGCAGGTCTCGATGATGACTGGCGGGTCGCCATACGGCGGCATGGTGGGTACGAATCCGAACATCGGCAGCGACCCCAACGTACTGCGCGTCTGGTACAAGAAGGGCGCTGGCGACTCGGGCAGCCTTTGCGACGTCGCGGTCACGATCATCGGCGTATAGCGAATCCTGATCTGAAAACGGGTCCAGCCGCCCAAGTACTTGGGTGTGAGCCTCTCCACATCCAAGCGACGCACTGAGCGACAACTGGCCAAGGCTCGGCAGGAGGCGCGGGAGGAACGCGCCAGAGCGGATGAGCTGGCGGTGATTGCCAAGCTCAACGAGCAGACGGCGTACAAGCTGGCGTGCCAGCTCCACGGCAAGGACGCGGTCGACCACGCGGTCGATCAGGCGCAGCGCCGGGGGAAGAACTAATGGACGACTCGACGTCTGTCCCCGTGTCTGTCCGCCGCCGTCTACCGGTTGAGCGGCGAGGGCTTACCAAGCGCATCCACCTGCGGCACCCGCACGGCGAACTGAAGATCTACCTCTCCACGGGATGCTTCCCCGATGGGTCGCTCGGGGAGCTGTTTATCAAGGCCGATCGCAGTGGCTCGACCATCTCTGGCCTGCTCGACGCCTTGAGCATCACGGCCAGCATCGCGCTCCAATATGGCGTCCCGGTCGCGACCTTGATCGACAAGTGGAGTCGCCTTCGTTTCGAGCCGTCCGGGACGACAAGCGACCCGGAGATGCGCCAGGTGAGCTCGATCGTGGACGCGGTCGCGCGCTGGCTGGCTCGGAAGTACGGACCCAAGGAGCAATAGCATGGTCAAGCAAGGCACGAAAATCATTCTCCCGACCGCGACTTACAACCCGCACATGCCGGACTGGGACAAGTGCGCGGTCAAGGGTTGCCCGGCGCCCCGGGTGCTCGGATCCCAGGGATGCCGGCTGCACCGCAACCAGCTCACTCGGCGGACCTGCAGCGACGTCGTCGCGATCCCGGACCCCACGCCGTCAGGTGATCTCCGATGAAGTACTTGCTGTGGGGTACGTGCTTGCGCCCGGGATACACCATCGAGGTCACGCACATCGGGCACCTCAAAGCGACGCTGGTGTGCGGTGGAGCGGCGATCCTTGGCCGCAACATCTGGGTCGGTACACTGGACGGCGAAGTCGTCGTCATCGCGGAGATTCGCGACCGGGCGGAATCGGCCATCAGGGCGGAGGCGAAGAGGCTGCTGGTCGAGGCGGTCACAGTGCTGGAGTCAACATGAAAGTGATCGACGCGGAAAAGGAACTTCGGGCAGCCTTTGCACAACGTCTGGAGGTTGCCGGGCCTGCCTACTCGGACGACACCAAGGCGGCGTGCGACCGCGTGATCGACCTGGCGATCGAGCGCTTGGTGCTGGCTGCGCTGATGGTCGGTCGCACGCGTCCGACTTAGGCGCAGGGCCATGCGTAGCCTGATCATGCTACGCAGGCCGGCGGATGCGCGCGACTTCGTGAGGACGGCACTCGCGATCGCGGTAGCAGCGGTAGCAGAGGACCGCGCCCACGCCGCCGGCAAGCACCTGCGCTGGAGTTGGGCCTACTGGTGGCGCTGCTGGTGGAGCCGGCCGGGGACAGCAGCCGTCAATGCGCTCCGGGCGTGCGGCCTGCCCTGGTCTGACCTGGCCGAACTCGCCGGGATCGCGATCTGAAAAGGCGGCCGACCGCCCAAGTACCTGGGTGAGGAGAACGACATGAAACTTGGACCCGCATTGTTGATGCAATTGGAACGCTGTGGGCTGTCCGCAAAGCTGGCGGCTGAACACCGAGAGATCGGCGAGGGCGACTTCGTGGACACCCGCACCGAGATCGCGCGATGCTGGCACGCCAACGACCAGCCGCAGCTACCGGCCGCGCTCGCCGCCCTGCAATGGCTGTCGACCGAGCCGGGCACCGTCCGCACCGTAGGCGAGGAGCTGGACCTCATCGACCCCGCCACCGGAGAGGTGCTGGTAGGCGGGAAGCCGGGAGCAGTCATCGACGGGCCCGATTGCGTGCTGGTGGTCTCGTGGGCATCGACCGACTGGCACACTGACGCTGTACCAGGGGACGACTTGGGCGAGCTTGCGATGGGACTTGCTGCCTGCGGGGGGCGACCCTTCCGCGTGGCCACGGTCCAAGTGGGCGACGACGGGGCGGCGTTCGTGGAACGGTCGAACCCGGTAGAGCCTGACAAGCATCCGGCCCTGCTCGCACGCATCAAGGCGGCGAAGGCGCGCCCACCCGTTGCATGCCCCGGGGACTGGTGTGGGGGATGCAGGCAAGCGGCGTACTGCGAGGCATGGGTCGCCAGGGCCAAGACGGCGCTGACGGTGTTCTCGGAAGAGACCGGAGCGGCCGATATTACCGAGGATACGAAGCCGACCGAGATTCAGATTCCACAGTTGGACTTGACCAGCGAGCTGGCCGGCCAAGTCATCATGCGGATCCGGTTCCTCGAAAATGCGTGTGACCTGGCCAAGAAGCAGGTCCAAGCGTTCGTGCGGAATGGGGGGTGCTGCGTGGTAGCCGGCAAGGAGTATTACCCGGGATCGCGCGATGGCCGAGAGACTGCGAGCGTTGCCGACCTGAAGGAAATCGCCCAGGACAACCCCGCCGACCCGCCCGAGGTGGCCGCCCTCAAGCGACAGGTCTTGGCGAGCATCAAGACGGGCGACCCTTACGAACAGTTCGGGTGGCGCAACATCAAGGCGGCGCCGGCAGCGAGGCGGCGGTAGGCGCCCAACAGGTTCAACAACAGCGAGGACAACATGGAAAGCGAACAGACCCAGCAACACCCAGAGCAACCGACGCCAGAACAGGCGCGGCAGACACCGTTCAAGTCATCCACATCGCCAACCATCTGCAAGGTGGCGGCGGCCCTGGCCCGCGCCCAGGGCAAGTTCAAGCCGTTGATCAAGAACTGCGAGGGCAAGGTCAGCTATCAGGCGAGGGACGGTCGACCGGCCGGCAGCTACACGTTCCAATACGCCGACCTCGGCGCCGTCATCGAGGCCACGTCCGCGGCTCTGTCGGGCGAGGAGCTGTCCCACGTTGCGCTCATCGGGGGAGGGCTTATTCGGGTGATGCTGCTGCACTCCTCGGGAGAGTGGCTCGCCTCGGAGGCTCCGCTGGTTTCGTCAGGCGGGCCGCAGCAGTTTGGCTCGCAGGTGACCTACTACCGACGCTACCTGCTGTCCCCTCTGCTGGGCGTGGCCAGCGAGGACGACGACGACGCGAACGGCGCCGAGGGCAACGGCTTCAACAAGACCGAGAAGCCGAAGCCATCCCAGACGAAGCCTGCCCAGTCGCAGCCGTCCCAGTCGGGCAACAAGCCTACCCAACAGCAGCCGGCTGACGGCGCCCGAAGCGCGGCGAAGGCCCTGGTCGACCTACTCGCCAAGGCCGGCAAGGAAAAGCCCGCCGACGTGCTGGCGTGGATGTCAGAGCGGCTGAAGCGCACGATCAAGGGTACCAAGGAATTGACGCCGGCCGAAGTGGAGCAGCTCACCCAGGACGCAGCCGCACTCGCAAGGGAGGCTGCGTAGCACCATGGGAACAAAGAGCGGATTCGCCTTCGATGGCCGCGGACGTGTCGACCGAAAGGAGGTCTACACCACCAAGAACGGCAAGGACATCGTCACGCTGGTGCTGCAGGTCGAGGGCAGCTACCCGCAGTTAGTTCCCGTCAAGTTCTTCGGCCGAGTTGCCGACCAAGCCCGCGGGCTCGCTGTCGGGTCTGTCGTCGAGGTGACGGGCAGGCTGGGCGGGCGCGAATGGCACGGCAAGGTCTACGCCGACATCGTGGGGGAGAGGATCGAAGTGGTGGCGGAAGCGCCGTCGAAGCAGCAGGAGATGCCGGGAACGGGCGGAGGACAGGCGAGCGACAGCGGCTGGCGCGGACAATCGCCGCGACCCGAGGACGACGACGTGCCCTTCTGACCTGCTGCGCCAACGATTCAGGCGGGATGGTCCCGCCACCGTGGTGACTGCCGGTTTGCAGTCACGGGCGCCGCACCGATGAGCGGCCGGCGCTTTGGGTCCGTAGCTCACGGTGAGCAACGTGGACCGGGTTCAATTCCCGGCGGCTCCACGAAACGAAAGTCGAGGAGATCACAATGAAGCTGAGGGATGTAGAGATCGAGCAGTTCATGGGCGTCCAGAGCGCCAAGTTTTCCGTCGGAACCGCTGGCGTCCAATTCATCGGCGAGAGCAAGTCCGGCAAGACCAGTCTCGCCAACGGCATCTATGCGGCTCTCAAGTCGCGCGGATTTGGCCCCGAGTACATCTGCGACGACGCCGACCGTTGGCGGGTGCTTCTGAAGTTCGACACCGCCACGGTGGAAACGATCGTTCGTCGCAACGGCACCAAGTCGGTCAAGGTCGACGGCCTCGGCCCCGGCAGCCCGCAGGCGAAGCTCGACGCCTGCTTCCCCGATCTCATCGACCCGCTGAAGCTCGCGTCCGACACATCGGCGGAGCGCCGCCGCAAGGTGTTGGCCGCCATGCCGGCGACCGCGACCGAAGAAGACGCCAGGAACTGGACCGGCGAGGCTTGGGAGATCGAGGAGGGCAAGCACGGGCTCGAGGTGGTGGCGGAGATGCACGGCCACTACTACGCCCTGCGAACCAAGGCCAACACCGCGGTGGAGGACGCCAAGCACGCGCTCAAGCTCGCTCAGGACAAGGCCGACGGGCTAGCGAAGCCCGAGCACGTGGGCGTGGTGGTGCTGCTGCCGGGTGAAGAGGACGCGCCGGTTCGGGAGGCGCAGTGGCAGGTGGAAGCACTGGAGCAGCGCCGCCAGCAGGCCGAGTCCGTGGCAAGACGTACCGAGCGGACGCGGGCGAAGATTAGCGACCTTCGGGCAGAAGCAGACGCAGAGGACGCGGCCGGGCACGCTCCCGTTCCTGCGGCGGTGATGGACGGTTTGTTGGCCTCGAAGGATGCCGCTTGGGCCGCGCTGAAGGAAGCCGAACGTGCGTTCGAACAGGCGGATCGAGCAGTCGAGCGGGCCAAGTTGCAGCAGGCCGAGCACGCGAAGTCAGACGCCAAGTCTGCCGCGCTCCGGGCGCAGGCCCGCGAGCTCGAAGCCACCCTCACCGAAACCGCCATCGCGGCCCCTACTGCCGAGGAAGTTGCCGCCGCCACCCAGGCGGTCACGACCGCCCAGGCCAAGGCCGACCTCATCCGCTCCGCCCGCGCCGCCCACGATGCGCAGGCCTCCGCCGGCGCCCTGGCCGACGAGCTGGAATCCGCCAAGGCCGAGGCCAAGCGGCTCGACGACATCGTCAAGCGTCTGGACCACGACGCCCCAGCCGAACTGGCGAAGCGGGCCAACATGATCCCGGGGCTAACCTTCGTGGACGACGACATCGCGCTGGACGGCCACGTGTTCAAGCTGCTATCCGAGAGCGAGAAGACCGAGCTGTGCGTCGACCTGGTGAAGCGCATCGCGCCCGACGGCAAGCTCCTGCGGGTCGACAAGATGGAGCAGATGGACCCGGCGTTGCGCGAGCAGTTCATTCGCCGGGCCAAGCGGGGCGGCTGGCAGATCATCGGCACCGTGGTCGAGGCGGGACAGCTTCGGATCGTCGGTATCGATGCCGACGACGAGGGAGCCGAGGAGCCGCTGCCGGAACCCAAGAAGCCGGGCCGGCTGACGATCGTCATGCCAGGCGAGCAAGTGCCGAAGCCCAAGGGCAGCAAGGCGGGCATCTGACGCCTCCCCGCAGCTCCCATCCCAGCCGCGTCCGCAAGGGGCTCAAGGCAAACCTGTGCGCAGCCTGCCGCGGCGGACGTGACCCGAGCTTGCCCAAGACCTTCGATGACCGCTGCGAGGGCTGCCTTGCCAAGAAGGCTCGCGGCGATGCTGTGGCGGCCTGCCCGTGCAAACAGGATCCGCCCTGTGAGCAGTGCCAGCAGCTCAAGGCGCTCGGCATCCGCACCGGCAACGAGCCGCCGCCGACGGCGTTCTCGGTTGGAAACTGGCGCAAGCGCGGGGCGAGCGGGCGACTGGCCCTCATCACAAGGAAGGCCGAGCTCGTGGCGGCTGGCAGGCGAAGGGAGTACGCGACGTGAAGGCGCTCACCATCCGGATTCCCTGGCCATGGGCCATTTGCTACCTCGGGAAACCTTTGGAGAACCGCAACTGGCGGCCGTCCCCAACGCAGCTGCGCCCGGGCGAGAAGTTCGCCATCCACGCCGGCAAGATGCCCTCGGCGATGGAGATTCGAGAGGCGTTTGCCGGCATGGCGGCCATGGGGGTTATCGACGAGACAACCAAGGTCCCCACGCTCGCCCATCTGCGCAGGCAGGAGGGCAGCATCGTAGCCGTGGCGACCTACGGGGGATGGGTGACCGGGCACCCGTCGCGGTGGTTCGTCGGGCTCTACGGGTGGAAGCTGCTCGGCGAGCGCGCCAGAGAGGACCGGGGCTGATGCCGTTCGCCCAGGTAACACCGGTCATCGACCTGAAGGTCCGTGGCCTCTGTGTGAAGCCTTACCCGCTACACCCGAAGGGGTGCCCCAACTTTGGCAAGAAGCTTGGCTGCCCACCGCAGGCGCAGCACATCGAGGCTTACTTCGACCTGTCTCTTCCGACCCACGTGATTTGGAACGCGTTCGCGCTCGGCGACCACGTGCGCTTTCTCCGCGCGAAGTATCCACGGTGGTCGGAGCGACAGCTCTACTGCTGCTTGTACTGGCAGCTCCGCGCTCGAGCTGCTCTTGACGCCGAAATCGAGAGGTTCATGGCGGACGAGAAGGCGGCCCGCTGGGTCACTCGCTGTCCCGAGGCGATGGGTCTCGAAGTGACGGCGACGATGCTCTCGCTCGGCATCACACTCGAATGGCCACCGCGCGAGTGGGCCTACCAGGTGGCATTCGCTGGGGTGGCACGGCTTCCGGCCGCTGCACAGGAGCTAAGCCAGCTGGCTCGGGAATCCGGCGGACAAGTGGAGATGTTCAAGTGATTCAACCTGGACAGGCCAGGGCGTTCCGCATTGGCTGGGCGCCGGCAGACCTCGAGCGTCTGCGAGAGCAAGCCTGGCTGAGGTTCATTGCCTACAGCGCCGAGCGCCGCCGGGTCTTCGCCCAGGAGTATGACGAGATCTGCTCGACCGCGCTTGCGGCTTGGGATGAGGCAGCCCAGCCGGCGAAGGTGGTGCCGGACGCGTACTTCCCGCCAGGAAAGCGTCCGCCCTTGTACAAACGCCACGAGCCACCGCGACCGGATCCCGGGAGGCGCGTGCACTGGCGCTACTGGGGCGTGTAGCCGATGCTCCGCCGCTCGCCACTGCGGCGCTACACTCCCTTGCGAAGCCGCCAACCGCTCCGACGATCAAAACCGCTCCGCTGGAGCCCCAAGAAGCGCGGCCGCGGCGAGTTCGACGATCCGCTCTACTTGTCCTGACTGCGCACGCGACCGTGTCGGGCCCCAGGCACCGCTCATCACCACGGCGGAGATCCGTACCACCTGCGCCACAACGAGCACGGGGCATCGATGGGCGCCAACGTGAAGGACGACCGCCGGGCCTACTCGCTCTGCCGGTCCCACCATCGCGACGTCGAAGAGCGCCTCGGTCCTTGGCGTGGCTGGACTCGCGAAGAGATCCACCGATGGGAGAACGAGCAGGTGGCCCAACAGCGCGCGGAGTACGAGGCGAGCCTCACTGCCGTCGCCGCAATCCCGATCTGAAAACTGGGTGAACCGCCCAAGTACCTGGATGACGGCCCTCAACCATCACGACCACCAGGGCCCGCCGCGCCGGCTCTCCAGGAGGACACGAATGCACTACGCCAGCGGTATACGTAGCGCGCGCCACCGCGCAGGCCTCTCTCAGGCGGAACTCGCCAAGCGAGCTGGGCGCCGGCAGGCCTCGATATCGATGCTCGAATCTGGGCGCCGTCGGCCCACCATTTGCGCCGTCGAGGCCATCGCGCGAGGCCTTGGTGTCTCCCCGCTGGCGATCTACCTGCTGGCCGCCAACGGCCGCGATGTTCCGCGAGGTGTGCCGGGGATCACTCTCATCGGGAAGATCGCCAGCTTGGTCGACGACCTCTGGAGGGTCCGTCGCAACGACTCGCGCGATAGCAGGCAGTGATATTCCGCAGGCCGGACCACATCTAGGATTTACAAACCGCCGTCGGAAGCGCGACAGTGATCGCGCCACGCCGCCGGCGCAGTAGCAGCAGCACCGTCGATGGGATTGACGTCCTCTCGTAGTTCATGCTGGGCGACGACCTCCGACGTGTGTTGCCATTGAAAATGGAGCGCGGGCACACTAGGCACGCTGCGCTGTGTCCGCAAACTTGACGGTGGTCGTCGTCCGCCTATGGTCAGACCAGCGGGGAGGCGGCCAGCGTGGGCGCTACAGCGGTGCGTCCCGCCGAAAGACAACAGGAGCAACTGATGTCGTCTCGCTTAGCCGTACGTCGTAAGCCTGATTTCGCGAAGGTTGGCCCATTTGGGCGTGACCGGGGCCTGGCTCCCCTGCAGTTGGAGCTCGGCTTCTGGCCACGCGGGACACTCAAGGAAGCGCTGGACTCCCACCTGCGGCGCTTGATCGGAGAGATCGCCGACGACACGGTAACGGACTACCAGACGCGCATTTCGTGGTTGCTGCAGGCATTCGGCGAGTCGACGAAGCTGACCGCGATCTCGCTTGAAACACTGGAGGCGGTAGCGCGTGCTTGGGGGCCGCCTGGCTACGGGCTGATGTGGACCACCGTCAAAAAACGCTACACCTTCATGCTCGCCGCTCTCAAATATGCAGCAGCTCGCAAGGTGGAGTGCGATGGGCAGCGGTACCGTCGCGACGACGTGCCCGACATGCCTCGGCTTCCCAATGACAGCAACAGAGGCAAGCGCGTTGTTACTGTCGCCGAGTTCCGCGAGCTGAGGCTTGCTCTTCCCGAGCGCTTCCGGATCTTCGCCGACGCCGCCTTCTGGTACGGTTTCCACAGCCGAGACATCCAGCGCATGACGAGACGGTGGATCGAGCCCGACTATGTCTGGTGCGACGAAAACGGCGCCGAACTCTGGCGTGGAAGATACTTGCGCCACAACCACAAGAACAAGCACTGTCAGCCCAATTGGTTCCCCATGGAACCCGAGGCGCGCGAAGCCGCGCAGACCATCCTGCGCTCTCCCGGATCTGCTGATTCTCTCGTGGTCGGGCACCTCTGGTGCCTGTCCAAGACATTCACGGCCGCTTGCGATCGCTGCGGCCTCGCCCGGGTAAAGCCAGACCAAGATTTGCGCCGCAGCTTCGCGAGCATGCTCGCTGCACGCGGCTGGTCGCTCGAGTACATCCGACAGGCTCAAGGCCACGAGGGAGCGCCAGAATTTGACGACGCTGGAACGTTTCAAGGCGCCAGAAAACCCACCATGGACACACGCCATTACCTCGCCTACAACCTGGACCTCATTCGAGCGGAGTTGCGGATCAGAAAAGAAAGGCCTTAGATTCAGGCATTTCGGGAAGGGTACGCCTTTTTCCTTGACGGGCGGCTCCGACAGGCGCAGGCTCGACCGGTCTACATGAACCACCCCAACCGTTTTCGCGCATCGAAGGTAGCCGCCGCTCCCTCCCCTGGTGTTGTTCATGTAGACAGTGATGCATATCCAGAGGTCGACGTGGCGGTTACCTCCGAGGCGCGAGATTGCGTTTCCACCATGGGCGATGCAGACTGCCTTGTTTCTGTGCCCATAGCTCAATCCGGACAGAGCATCGGCCTTCTGAGCCTATGCTCCCAGGCTGGGCTTGAGATATTCGGCATTGAGGCGGCGAAAGCATTCTGCGCCCGTGTCGACTGTTCCGACACGGATGGATGCTGGCCGTGGACAGGGCCTACCAGGCGTTCTGGTTATGGCAGTTGCTGCGTCAGATCGAGAGATGGCCAAGTCGAGTCGCAGGCCCACCGGGTTGCGTGGGCTCTGGCGTTCGGACCCATCCCGGCAGGCAAGGCGATCCGGCACGTCGTCTGCGGAAATGCTCCCTGCTGTCGACCTACTCATCTCACGCCCGGAACGCAGAAGGAGAACTGCGAAGACACGGTCCGGATGGGCAGATCAACGTTCGGTTCCAAGAATACGAACGCAAAGTTCACCGACCTAGAAATACTAGCCATTCGAGCTGACCGAGCGGCCGGCGCCAAGACTGTCGACATTGCTCGAGCTCGCAAGGTGAGCAATTCGCTCATCTCGATGATCTGCCGCGGGAAGCTCTGGCGTCATCTCCTACCGCCGGACTTTCGGGAACCGACTCCATGTCGCAGCCGAGGCTGGCACCTGTCTCGGAGGGTAGCGTGATGTCGGATGCTCTCAGGCTCGCCCCCGGCTCCCGCTGCGCCGTTCACGGCTACGCCCGCCGAAACCCGTTCATCGATATCCGCGATCTCGAGCAGGAGGCAGCAGTCACGGCGATCGAGGCTAGCCGCACGTGGTGCCCAGATGGCGGCAGCTCGCGCGAGGCCTGGGAGGCGTGGAAGGTCGGGCTGGTGGTGTCTCGCTTCGCGGCTGCGGCGAGATGCCCGGTGTCGCTCCCGAAGGCCAAGCGGGCCTCGTGGGAAGTGGCCTCGGCCAGCAAGGCAGTCGGTCTGTCCACACCGGCCAACGACGTAGGCTGCGATGAGAATTCCGAGGCGGATTGCGATGAGAGTCCGGAAACCGCCCGCATCTCCGTGGAGTCCTGGCAGCCCATCGAGGAGCGCCTGGACCGCGCCCGGGCTCTAGCCACCGCGGTCGAGCTGCTGGAGGCACGCCACCCGGCAGCCAGAGCCGTGGTCCTCGACGACGAGAAGCCGGCGGAGGTGGCGGCGCGGATGGGGCTCACGCGCGCGGAAGTGTACGACCATACCGCCAGGGCAATGCGAGCGCTGCGAGTGGCGCTGCGCGACCGGTGACTAAGTGACGAAAGGAACAGCAATGGAAATTTTCGCGCTACAGGGGGACCAGAGGATTATCAAGCTCGACAAGCCCATCAAGGGCAAGCTTTTGCCGGCAACCAACCTGGTCATCGCCGGCAGCCACGAGGGGGCGCACACGATCCTCGGCAAGTGCATGACCCGCGTGGAACGAGACGCTCGACTCGTGCGCGTGGCTCGAAAGACCAAGATTGTGCATGCCAGTCGCCACAAAGAAACCTTGTTGCCGAAGGGGGATTATTCGATCGGTCCCCAGCGCGAGCGCGGTGGCGATGGCGACAGAGCCGTCGAGGACTAGGAAATCACCATGGGCAAGAAGCTTTATCACATGACCCCGCAGCACCGAAAGCTGCTGCACGCCTGGGCAGACAAGGTGCTGGCCAACGCCCGCAGAACCGATCCGATGACTGCCGAGGATCGCTCAAAGGCCGAGGCGGCAATTCGTGGCATCTACAACAGCATCGGGCTCGACGGTAAGAAGACGCGCGTGGTGTTCTGCGCATCCCCAGACGTCGCTCGGATTGCTGGGCGCCTGGCGTTCTGCGCCCGTTGGCTGCGCGAGCATCCCGAAGCACAGCGAAAGATCTGTGGTCGCCTCCTTCGCCCGGACGAAATGAAGGCGGCGATCCGTCGCGCCGCGACCGTGCTGGTGGTGGGAACCAGGTCGCGCATGGCTGACCTTGCGCCGAAGACGATCCCGATCTTCCGGCCTGCCGCTGCCGCTGCCGATGCCGCTGCCGCTGACGCTGCCGCTGACGCTGCCGCTTACGCTGCCGCTGCCGATGCCGCTGCCGCTGACGATGCCGCTGACGCTGCCGCTGCCGCTGCCGATGCCGCTGACGCTGACGCTGCCGCTGCCGCTGCCGATGCCGCTGCCGCTGACGCTGCCGCTGCCGATGCCGCTGCCGCTGCCGATGCCGCTGCCGCTGCCGCTGCCGCTGCCGCTGCCGATGCCGCTGACGATGCCGCTGACGATGCCGCTGACGCTGCCGATGACGCTGCCGATGACGCTGCCGATGCCGCTGACGATGCCGATGCCGCTGCCGCTGCCG